AAATGGGTAGACCAGCTCCGTATATGATACATCGTTTAATGGAACGACATGATATAATGAATGTAAAATATGTAGCAAAGGTCGGGGATACTCGGAATGATATGCTTGAAGGAAAAAATGCTGGGTGTGGAATTAATATTGGTGTGTTGACAGGCGCAAGTTCTGCGGGGGAGTTGTTGGATGCAGATTTGGTAGTAGATAAAATTACAAATATCGATATGATTATAGAAGATGGTTTTTTTCTATGAGTTAAAGTAAAATTGATTTAAAAGATTGGGCTTGTAATATAAATATAATGGAAGCCACTACAAAAACACTATTACAAGATGGAGATATTAATAAGAATCAAGAAGAGTTAATTTTTGATCCTTATAATTTTAAAAACCGTGAAATTACGCAAAGCCAAGTTTCAGAGATACTTAAAAAGTATGGAGTACCAGATACAGTGCATAATTTCAAGCTATATGCCAGAGCTTTCATTCATAGATCTTATGTGAAGAGGCCACATTTGGAAAATGTTGAGAACGGTATTACTATTGTTGATAGACCGAAAGACTGTTTAAATTTAAAAACCAAATCAAATGAAAGATTAGAATTTTTGGGTGATGGGGTACTAGAATGTATTACAAAGTACTACTTATATAGGAGATTTCCAAAAGAAAATGAAGGTTTTATGACAGAAAAGAAAATTGCTTTAGTTAAGAATGAATCCATTGGTAGAATGGCATATGAAATGGGACTTAATCGATGGTATATACTTTCTAAAAATGCAGAGGAAAAGAAAACACGAACCAATCTTAAAAAATTAGGTTGTTTGTTTGAGGCATTTTTAGGAGCTTTATTTTTGGATTTTAACAAAATTACCATTAAAGATGAAGATGACTGGTTTAAAAATGTATTTGTAACTGGTCCTGGATTTCAGATAGCACAGACATTTGTAGAAAGTATATTTGAACAACATGTAAATTGGACTGATATTTTGCAAAATGATGATAATTATAAAAATATATTACAAGTTATGATCCAAAAGGAATTCAAAATTACACCATCATATATGGAAATTTCAGAACATGATGATGATGACGGATATCATATGGGAGTTTTTATTTGTATGGGGGAGAATATAGTAAATGTAGATTTTTCTGATTCTAAACCATTTAGTACATATGGTTCTTTTGAAAAAATACAAGAAGAATTAACAAATAATAATGGGGAATTATTTATCTTTCTAGGCGAAGGGAAACATAAAATCAAAAAAAAAGCAGAACAAACGGCTTGTAGATTAGCTATTGAACAAATAAAAAAAAAGTAACAAACTTTTTATAAGTAAGTATTATATATGAGTAGTCTTTTAGAACAACTTGAAGTAAAACCTCAATCAAAAACACAGCAAAAAGTCAAAATTATTATTCCTACAGAAGGTCAAGCAAAAGTTAGAGCAAAACCAAGAATTATAGACAGCACCGGTGAAGAATTTGATAGAAGTGTTATAATGGAAAAATTAAAACGCAGAGGCTTATCGGTGCCAAAAATGAAACAAAGTGATAAGATTCGTGTATTAACAGAAGCATTATCGGACACTCCCGAGGAAACTGTTGTTGAAGAGGTTATCAAAGTTAAAAAACCAAGAATCAAAATCAAAAAATTAGGTAAAGTAAAAATTAGAGGAAGTAAAAATATTAAAAAGGGTACAATAACTGCAATTGCTAAGCCAGAAACTTCTGTTATCAAAGTAAAATTGCCTAAAAAAATATCATTAAGACGGTCGCAAGTATCTCCAGCAATCATTAAATTTGAAAGAGAACTAAGTAGTAAATTGCCTGCACCCCAGCCATCAGTAAATATACGCGCTGGTGCATATTACAGAACCAATAGAGAAATTTTTGTAAATTTTATCAATTCTCTTTTTGCACCATATAAAGATGAATTAATAGAAGAATCCAAAAATCTTACTTGTGATAGTATGAATGAGGCCAAGTCTGGTGCTTTTTCTCTTTTGACCCATCAATCAATCGTTAGGGATTATATCAATCTGTATACTCCATACAGGGGATTATTATTATATCATGGTTTGGGAGCTGGTAAAACGTGTGCATCAATAGCTATAGCAGAAGGGTTTCAAAATCCAATGCATATTTTAGTCATGACTCCAGCATCACTTAGACAAAATTATCAGAATGAAATTAAAAAATGTGGTAATGAAATGTATAGGTTGAATCAGTATTGGGAGTTTATATCTAATGATAATAATACAAAGAAAACCAGAGTATTAGCAAAAATTCTCAGTGTATCCGAGTCATTTGTTAGAAAACACAAAGGTGCGTGGTTTGTAAATGTGGCAAATGAGAGTAATTACGAAACATTAGATACACAAGAAAAATTTGTTTTAAATGAACAAATTGATGAAATGATTAGAGCAAAATATCAATTTATAAATTACAATGGTTTACAAAAACAACATTTAGCTAATTTAACAAATGATGGAAAAATAAATCCGTTTGATAATAAAGTAGTAATTATCGATGAAGCGCATAATTTCGTTAGTCGTATTGTAAATAAATTAAAAAAACCAGATAGTCTTTCAATGAAATTATACGAATACTTATTATCCGCAGAAAATTGCCGAATCGTTATGTTAACAGGCACACCTATTATTAATTATCCGAATGAATTAGGTATACTGTTTAATATACTTCGTGGTTATATTAGAACATATAGATTTAATTTATCAATCAGACAAAAAGGTAAAGTAAACCAAAGAACAATCGAATCAATATTGGGAACATTTAATATCCAAGATTATGTTAAATATAATCCATCAAACGATGAACTAATAATTACTAGAAATCCATTTGGATTTGTAAATACTAAAAATGGGTCTGGTCAATACGAAGGTGTCCGATTAGATAGACAAGGAAATATGCCTACTAAGAAATTCATAGCAATCATAACAAGTCGATTAGAAGATGCAAACATTGGTGTTTTAAAAGTAACCGAAAATCCTCCATATAAAGCATTACCAGATACTTTGGATGGATTTAAAGCAATGTTTATTGATCCAAAAGACAATAGTTTTAAAAATACTAATTTATTTAAAAGGCGTGTTTTGGGATTGACATCTTATTTTCGAAGTGCCACTGAAGAATTAATGCCACGATTCAATATTGAAAATGACTTAATTGTTGAAATGATTCCAATGAGTGATTATCAATTCGGTTTATATGAATTAGCACGTGCTGAGGAAAGAAAAACAGAGTTGAGAAATGCTCGCCGGCGTAAAGGAAGTGGTGGTGATGACGATGATAGTGTATCCACATACAGGATCTTTTCTCGTGCATTTTGTAATTTTGTTTTCCCGCCTGCAATCAGCAGACCCAAACCAAAAGAAGGTGAACAAATAGCAGCGGTATTAAAAAGAGATGTGAATGAGGATATTTTGGATATAGTAAGTTTACAAGAAGAAGTCGCAAATGTTGATGGTAGACATGAAGAAGATGATAAAGATGAAGTGGAAGCTAAGCGTAAAGTTAATCGTGATACTAATTATGAAAATAGAATTAAAGATGCTATTAAAGCTTTAAAGGCAAATGCTGGTAAATATTTAATTCCCAGTGGTTTACAAATTTACAGTCCTAAGTTTTTGGCTTTGTATGAAAATATTATAGAAAATTCAGGATTACATTTAATATATTCTCAGTTTCGTACATTAGAAGGCATTGGTATATTTAGTATGGTATTAGACCAAAATGGTTTTGCACAATTTAAAATAGCACAAGATACAGAAGGTATATGGAGAATTATTGTTAAAGAAGGGGATGAAGATAAACCAAAATATGCATTATATACTGGAACAGAAACAACTGAAGTGAAAGAGATGATGAGATTAATTTTTAATGGTGATTGGGAAAAACTACCAGACTCAATTAAAGATGTTTTAAATGAGACCGCCGCTAATAATAATCATGGTGAGATAATCAAAGTATTTATGATTACATCAAGTGGTGCAGAAGGTATTTCTTTGAAAAATACAAGATATGTACATATTCTTGAACCATACTGGCACCCTGTGAGAATGGAACAAGTAATAGGTAGAGCAAGACGTATCTGTAGTCATGAAAATCTCCCAGATGATGAGCGAAGAGTAAATGTATATTTATATCTAATGCGCTTCACTGATGAGCAATTAGTACCAGCCGTGATAAAAGGTGGAATGGCATCGAAAGGTTTATTGGAAAAAGATGTATCTAAACTAGATAAAAGCACTCCTCTAACCAGTGATCAAGCATTGTATGAAATTTCAAATATAAAAGAGGAAATTAATAAACAATTATTGACAGCAGTAAAAGAATCTGCTTTCGATTGTGCTTTACACGCCAGAGCCGGTGATAAAGAACCTATAATGTGTATGTCATTCGGTAGACCTGCCCCAACTACTTTTACAACAACGCCGGCATTGACCATAGAAACAGACTATGATAAACAACTAAAGAAAAATTATGAAAAGATTACTTGGAAAGCTATTATAGTAACTATTTCGGGTAAAAGGTATGCTTTTAGACCAAGCCAAAAAGGATCACGCACTGGTGATGTATATGATCTTGAAAGTTATAATAGAGCGGTTAAATTAGGTGGTGAAGCTATCCCAGTAGGTAAATTGTCAATAGATTCAAAAACCAAAAAATTGGCATTTGTTTTAATTTAATTAGATTTTAATTGTTTCAGTAAATCAATAATGATTGATTGGTTTTTTTCTATGCGGTTAAGATACGACAGAATATCAACATCATCAGTTTTTTTAAGTTTTTGTAAAAACGACATCGCATTAACCACCGGTTCAGTAACCGCTGGCGCAGTGTTTTCTTCAACTTCAAATGTCACGCGTCTTTCTCGCATTTCATTCGTTAAAACAGTAGGCTCAATCTTAATATTGGAACTATTATCTATCTTTAAATGAGTAGAGGTTGATTCTCCAGTTAACCATTGTTTGGCAGAATTTTCGTTTGGATTATACTCAGCCATTATTTTTTTTAACTCGCGTTCACGTTCTTGTAATGTGGTATCAACCATTCTTGCATCGATGGGTGTGTCATCTGTTTTATCTGAAAAATCAATATCTGGTGGTTTTTGTTTATTAATTAAAGTATTGAAATTATTTTGTTGCGCCTTTAAATTTTTTTCGAAAACTTGTGCTTTAGACATTGCAGCAGGTTGACTGGGGGGCTTAGTTGTCTGTTGGTGGTTTGCTTCTTGAGCAAATTGTTTAATAATTTCTTTATTCATAATCATTAAATCATTATTAAATTTAAAACGATTTTTATTCATTTCAGTAACGCGATACTCCAATACGTGTTGGAATTTTTTCGGATTCGTTTTTTGGTTAGGATGATTCGATAATAATTGCCACAATAAACTTTTGTTTTGCGTAGAATGAACAGACATATATAATATTAAAATCAAATACTTTTAATATTCTATCGTTTATTAAAATAAATACTTCTTAATTTTCGCATATATTTATCAGTAACCCGTTTTTTAAAAAAATCTATTGATTTGCCTTCTAATAATTTAATTATAAAGTATAAAGAATACATACCACATTCTGTAGTTAAATATTGATGTCTTCTACTTGTTTGCTCAAATGTATATTTTTCTCCTAAATTTCGTGCTTGTTTACGAACAGTGCTAACAAATTTCATTAAGCGCCTTGGTATTTTATCTCCATAACTATCAAAATAGTAAATAGCTTTTTTTCTAATATTAATAAACATTGCTACCCAATGTGATCCTTCTTTATAATGTGGGTCCAAATTAAAGATTAAACCTATTTTAGTGATACCTTTACTCTTATAGTCTAATAAAGAAAATTTACATATTTCTTCCCATACACATTCATTATGCATTTTTCGAACGTCATAATCGATAGGAGAAGGGCCTAAAAAAATAAAATGTTTATGTTTTCCTTCATATTGTTTCATTAATTGTTCTATTTCAATAGAAGTAAGCCAAGTATTGGGTTTCTTTGTCCACTCTCTTGGTTGTTTTGGGGAGAAATTTTGCATAAAGAATCCTGACGGCAAATCATTTTTAATACATTGGTGTCTTAACCAACAAGATTCTTTATGGCATGTTTTCTGCATATTTTTTTTCAAATGTTGCCATATTTCCTTTGGATCATTACTATAGATTTTAACATCTGGATGTCTAGCATTCCAAGTATTTTTTAATTTATGTAGCGCCGATTTACTATAGCAAGTAAAATCTAATTCATCATGATTAGTTTTGGGAGAACACTTTTCGGGTTTAAATTTTATTTTTCTTGTTTTTTTATGATGTTTGTGATGTTTATGTTTATGATGTTTATGATGTTTACGCGTTTTTGAGCCACCTATCATCTTTAAATATCATTGATATTTTTCTTTTTCAAACCTTTTTCACGAAATTTTGGATCTTTTAAATTAAAATTTCTATTTTGTGGTATAACAGGTTGCTTAATTATCCTTGTGCTTTTAATTTTAATATTATCAGTAATCCTTGGTCGATGCGGCTTTTTTTTTCTTAACATCATGCCATTACTGTTTTTCATATTAAATGTGTTTTTATTATTAACGGGGGATTTAATATCTTTATAGTCATTTTGAATTAATTCCATCTTATCCATGAACTTAAAATGGTCAATGCAAATTTGAGCATAATTCACAAAAGCTTTATTAACTTTTGTATTAATTTTCTCTCCACGCAACATATCTTTTGTTAATTGAAAGATGCGTTTTTTATAAAAATCTAAATCATTGCGAGAAATTTGTTGTAAATCTTTTTTCTGCATAAGTTTTGTCAACTGGTCGGGATTAGTTAAATACTGCAAATCAATTAAATTTAATGAGATATCCATGGCTTATAATTACATAACAAATATAATTTTATGTAATTACTTAATTCGTTTTTAAATTTTTAATCTGTACTCTAGTGTTGTTATTAAAAGTATCTTTGCCTAAATTACACATATTAGGATTAAATGGAGAGAATCGTTCTTGTTTAAATAATAATTGATTTGTCATTTTCGTTGTTTCAATTGGCGGTGTCAAATAAGTTGTATTATATAAATCGCTTTTAGAACTAGGAATAAATTTGGCTTGAGGACAAGATTGTAGTGGAAATATAATATTCATTAATTTTGACTCAGTATCAATTTTTGATTGAAAACCGTTAAATGGCAAGGATTGACTACTACCTGCAAACATATGTCTTGTATTATAGATAGGTCTTCGCTCACAAGGAACATTTGTTGGAAGACGACAATCCAATATGGGAAATACAACAAATTTAGTATCTACTGGACGTGGATCATAATTCATTTGAAGAGGGACACCAGGCACATTTCTTTTATACATTCTATTGCTTAACTGTGTTGTTCTATTTTGTTGACAATAATAAGCTCCTTTAACGACATTTTCCATTATAATATCACTATAGAATAATTATTTCAAATTACCTAAAGATATCTATTAAAGTATCTGTAGTATGTGTGGAATATTTGCAGTGTTGTCTAGTGATACTAAAGGGGATGATAGTTTTGAAACAAAAAATTTTCACAAGGGTCAAAATAGAGGACCAGAAAATTCAGTATGTACAAGAGTTAATGAAAATATTTTATTTGGATTTCATCGTTTAGCTATTAATGGATATAGTAATCCAAATTCGGAGCAACCAATTTGTATTGAAAATTGTGTTCTCATCTGCAATGGTGAAATTTACAACTGGAAAGAATTACATAGTCTATTAGATATTCCTGCTAAAACAGGTTCAGATTGTGAAATTATTATTCATTTGTATAAACGATTTGGCATAGAATACACGTTAAATAAATTAGATGGTGTATTTGCATTTGTATTGTATGATAAAGAAAAAGAGCAAGTTTTTATAGCTCGTGATCCATTTGGAGTTAGACCATTATTTATTTCATCTAACAAAGATCATTCTAATTATTTTTATACATTATCCTCGGAACTTAAAATGATAACTCATATGATAAATGATACCACATATGCTGCTAAACAATTTCAACCTGGATCATATGCCAAAATAAATTTAAAACAAAGCGGGAAAATGACACAACAACAATACTATAATAATGTTTGCACGGAAATCGGAATGTGGCAGGCAGGACGGATTCAACCACACGATATGTCGCAATATACACTTTTAATTAGAAATAATCTAATAGCTGCAGTAAAAAAGAGAATTGATAATACAGATAGAGAAATAGCTTGTTTGCTCTCGGGAGGTTTAGATAGTAGTTTAATCACTGCATTAGTTGCAAAATTTCGTGGTACTAAAAAATTACATACTTGGAGTATAGGTATGGAGGGTTCTGAAGATTTAAAATATGCTAAAAAAGTTGCCGATTATCTAGGCACAGATCACCATTCAATAGAATTAAGTACAGAAGAATTTATTGATGCCATAGAATCCGTAATACAGGCAATCGAGAGTTATGATACAACTACTGTAAGAGCTAGTGTTGGCAATTGGCTAATTTCTAAATATATTAAAGAAAATAGTAACGCGAAAGTTATTTTTAATGGGGATGGTAGTGATGAAGTTACCGGTGGTTATATGTATTTTCATTATGCTCCGAATGCATTAGCATTTGATAATGAATGCAAACGCTTATTAAAAGATATACATTATTTCGATGTGCTTCGGTCAGATAGAAGTATATCATCACACGGATTAGAAGCAAGAACACCTTTTCTTGATAAGAATTTTATACAAAGTTATTTATCAATTCCATCTAAATATAGATTTCAAATTATGAAAGAAACAAAAATAGAGAAGTATTTATTAAGAAAGGCGTTTGATAATGAAGATACATTATGGTCAAGGGCGCGGCCGTTATTGCCAAAAGATGTGTTATGGCGCAGAAAAGAGGCATTTAGTGATGGAGTTAGTACACAAAAAGAATCTTGGTTCGAAATGATACAAAAGTATGCAAAAGAAAAATATAAAGATATGAATTTAGACGGTCCTTGTTGTGAAAAATATTTATATCGAGAAATCTTCAACAAATATTATCCAAATTGTAAAAAGGTAATTCCATATATGTGGATGCCAAAATTTGTAAACGCATTAGATGCATCAGCAAGAACATTAGATGTTTATAAATCAAACCATACAAAGGAAAATATTAAATTGGAGTGTTAAGCAGATTCATTTAATCCACTGGCTTTAAATTTCGCCCAGCTTATATTATTAACAGGTTTTTTGTGTTTTGGCGCGCGTTTTTTGCCTTCCACATCTAATTTTTTTTCACGTTGTAAAGCACTATCAATATATAATTGTTTTAGAACTTCACCAATTTTAACAGATGCTTCATGCTGGTCTAATTCACCATCCTCTACTTCGCGCAATGTATCAATAAATTTGCGTAAAATATTAAGATTTAATTCGTCTTTCATAATTCTATTAAAAATGTTTGTATAATTAGTCCAAAGAAAGTTGCAATGGGAGATAACAATTCTCTCAAATTTCTTTGTTTCAAATGTAGCCATGCGATTATACTTTTTTTTCAAATTTACCATTTTCTCCACCTCGTCGCGGATAAGACGACTATGTTTTAGTTGCCGAATTTTAGAAGTATTATCATCTGCATCATAGGCTTTAATCATTTCCTGCAAATTTAAACGTTGTTTATCATCCATTATAACATACTAGAATACTTTCTTTTTATTTTATTTAATCTAATTATACTTTATATGGGAAAATCACGTAGAAAATCGCGCAAATATAAAGGAGGAAATCTCACATCTGTAGATTGTACAAAAAATCCACAATTATGTCCTACTCAAACAGAACATGGAGGGTCTTTGATGAAAATGGCGGCAGCAAGTACAAAACAGCAAGCTGCTACCGCAGCAAGCCAGAGTCACAGAAATAACACGTACAGTGGAGGAGGAAAAAAGAAAAAGGGTGGTACAGCTAAAGTTATATGTCCACAACCCGCGGCTGGATCTGGTGGGAGTATTCCAGCAGGTGGCTCGAGCGCAGGTGCAAATATGTGTCACGGAGTAGGTACGAGTCAGCAACAAAGTGCTAACGCTATTCATGATAGCACGGCAAAAGATTTAAGTACTGCTCCTCCTTGCAATCCTTTTACTGGACAATGTGGAGGACAAAAAAGACGCCGAAAAACAAGAAGACGTCGTGGACGAAAGTCTCGCAGAAAAAAGTCTCTCAGAAGAAAGTCTCGCAGAAGAAAAAAACGAAAGCGAACTCGCAAAAAAATGCGCCGAAAACGCCGTTCTTAATTTCATAAATAAAATAACTATATATTTTAATATGAAGTTCAGTGATATGATTCTTGCTCTATTAATAATATTAGTATTCGTGGGTATGTATCTATTTAGCATTGTATCTGTAGGATTGAAAAATATAAAAAAGGATTGGCCAAAATATAGATGTAACCCGATGGCCATGCCTTTAGCAGGACAACTTGGCTTTGATCCTATGGAGAATTTTACATTCTGTATTACAAAAATGCAATCTAATGCAATGGGATTCTTTTTAGAACCTATCCATTTCCTTGTTGGAATGATGGGTAACTTAGGAAAGGAATTGTCAGAATCAATAAATATGGTTCGCAATGTTATAGCATACATAAGAGGTATGGTTGGAAATATTGTTGGAGATATTTTCGGAGTGTTTATGAATATTTTGATTCAAATCCAAACAATCATGATCAAAATTAAAGATTTGGCAATGAAATTAGTTGGTGTTATGACAACAAGTATGTATATTATAGGAACCAGTATGAAGTTGGGACAAAGTATTTGGGGAGGTCCCATAGGTGGTGTTTTACGCACATTATGTTTTAAAGGAACTACACCTATTACATTGAAATCTGGTAAGCGAGTTTCTATTAAAGACATTAATTTAGGAGATACATTAATCAATGATTCCAGTGTTATAGGTACATTGAAATTGAAAGGCGATAAAAGTAACTCATACTATAAAATATGGAGTCGTAATTTAGAAGATTATATCTATGTAACTGGTGAACATAGAATATTAAATAATGAAGAAGATGATGTTAGAAAATTGGATGACATATTTGAAAATTATATTAAGGTAAGTTCTTATGGAAACGCAGAAAAAACAAATAAACATGATGCAGAACTGTATTGTTTGATTACTTCTGATCATCGTATACCAATTGGTGAATATACATTCTGGGATTGGGAAGATTAAATACATTTTATTCATATGAATATTATCCAGTTACTATATAATGGATAATATTCCAAAAACATTCGGATCATACATAAATAAGATAACAAAAAAAATAGGATATCTAGATAAATATGGTGGTTCTGTCGTGGTTACTGGGATCGTGTTATTCATATTTTTTCTCATTTTTTCCTATTTTTATGTAATGAATAAACTCAAACCAATTAAAGCGGATTGGGTTAACCAAAGATGTAATCCGGCTGTTATGCCATTTGCGGGAATAATTAATGCTCCTCCATCTGAATCAAAAATAGATTACACTGCGGAGAATTTTTATCAATGTACACAGACTATCTTAGCTACAATTATTGGTTATTTTATGGAGCCTATTAATTTGACAGTGCGAATGATGACTGAATTTTGGAGCGAGATGATGAAATCGGTGAATATGATACGTCATGTATTTGCCTATATTCGAAATAGAATTATGGCCATTGTTTCTGATATATTTGGAAGAGTCTATAATATTATAATTCCTGTACAAATAATTTTAATGAAATTAAAAGATATTTTAGCAAAAAATGTAGGTGTATTGACCTCAGGACTATATACGGTAATGACATTGTATCTTTCCATGAAATCCTTTTTAGGCGCTTTTTTAGAAATAATGGTATTATCATTAATTGTTCTTGCAGCAGCAACTATTTTGTTATGGATCCTTCCTTTCACATGGCCTGCCGCTGGCGTAATGACAGCGCTGTTTGTGGCTGTTGCGGTACCTTTAGCTATAATAGGTGTTGCCTTAGGTAATATATTAAATCTTACTGCAAGTAAGAACATTCCTGGAAACCCAGGTTGTTTTGATAAGGATACAAAATTAATGCTTAAACGTGGGAAAGTTCAAATTAGAGATATTAAGGTAGGTGATGAAATGGTTGACGGATCAACAGTAACAGCATTCTTTAAATTATCAACATATGGAAAACAAATGTATACAATAGATAAATTAAAAGTATCTGGATCTCATAAAATACAATATGAAGATAGGTGGGTTGAAGTTAAAAATCATCCTGCAGCATTATTAATAGAAGATTATTGCGAACCATTTATCTATTGTTTGAATACCACGAGTAAAAGAATTAAAATAGACCACCATATCTTATTGGATTGGGATGATATAGATGATATGGATTTTGTAGAATTAAAAAATATAGCAGGAGATTTTATTCCATTTAATGCACCCACACATAAAATACACGCTACTTTAGAAGGTGGATTTGACTATTTAACAAAGATTGAATTGGAAGATGGCCGAATGATAAATATATCAGATATAAAAGTGAATGATCAGTTGCGTTTTGGAGAGAGAGTTTTAGGAATTGTTACTATTGATACTAAAAATCTACAACAAGTAAATAAATATAGGATCAAAGATAAAAACTTTATTGGAGGTCCTAATTTATGGATTAATGATAATTTAGGCAAATTTTCAACTTTGGGTTTAGATTCCGAAAGTGTAGAAAAACCAAAACATTTGTATCAAATTTTAACAAATACTGGTAATTTTACTGTAGATGGAATCCAATTTATGGATTATAATAGTGCCATTGAACAAATTATGGGAGATTCTTGGACAACTGATGAATCTTTATTTTCAGTATAAAAATTATCTATGAATTATGTATAGTATGCAAATGAAAATATTAGGAATGACTTGTCGTATTGAAATCATTGTAATTAGTATTATCTTGGGAATGCTATTGGGAGGACATGTTTTATGCTCTTGTGTAACACCCGAAGCTAAGGAAAAAGCAAAAGAAGGATTTCATAATGCTCTTGGATCAGCACCAACAAATTACAAAATGGGACGAGGTGTAAAATCATCTTGGGATACTAAACAAATCCCTAGCATTGCACAAGATTTAAGTACCCATATGGGACCAACTGTACCTCTCCCTGCAGGACAATTGTTTTTCTTTGCAAACAATAACTTTAGCCCTGACTGCTGTGTACCCCCACAAAGTGGAGTAAGCAATGGAGATGGTTGTGCTTGTGTAACACAAGAACAGGTGAATTACATCAGTTCTCGAGGTGGCAATCGCGCTACTTGCGGTGAATTTTAAATTGAATTTTATTACGATTATTTATTATATAATAAATCGTAACCAATGGACAGTATAAATTATCGCGAATATTCTCAATATACTTGTGATAAATGTAAAGATACTTATTCAGCCAGATATGCCCGTGTCTCAGATAGGACAAGTTGTCGGTATCATCATTATATTATCTATGATAATGAAATAATATGTCGTGATTGCAAAATTGTTAAAGGGGGACACAATCAAAATTGTTACCATACAAGTACTCCTAGTTGGTGTTGTTTTCAATAATCTATACAGCAAATTTGTTAAAATAAATCGATATTTATATATATATATATATATATATATAATGTCCGGTCGAAGTAACAAACCACTCCACCAACGCCTTAGGCTCACAAAAAAAAATTTGCGGTTGCGAGCTAAGGTTGATCGCGATAACCGCGAAAAGTTTGGCAGTCCTCGAAAAGGATATATAACGCCCGCGTATGATATCTTCGTGCCCAGCGCAGGATGGAGTCCACGAACTTTCATTAGGAACAAAGTCGAAAAATCTATTGGCGATGCCGGGAAAAAAGCCCTAAATCTCCACCACCCAACGTTGAAGGTGAAGGCTGATAGACATGTCTACGGTCAAAATTTTAAGACAACACAAAAAGACATCAAGGATGAACTGTTAAGACGACATTTAGCAGCAACGAAGTACAGTGGAAAAAAATGGCAAATGAAATCAAAGGAAACAAAGGAAACAAAGGAAACAAACCAACCAACAGAGCAAGAACATACAGTAATCGATATTGACCCAGAAGCCAACGCTACGGAAAATCTGCTTGCAAGGACGAGGTATGTCCCAGGGATGGATAACCAATTCGAAGATGGTGTAAAAGGGAGGTGTAGTGACTGTAGGATTTCAGGCGGGCGAAAAACAAAACGTCGCAGAAAAAAACTGCGCAGGACAAAACGCCGCAGAAAAACACGTAGAACAAAACGCCGCGTTAAAAAACACCGAAAAAGAAAAACTCGCAAAAGAAAAAAATAATATTATATATTATAAAATGCCTTGTACTGCTTGTGGAAAAAATGGATTAAATGTAGAATCTAAAAAACCATCTACTATGATTCTAGGTCAACAACGTCAGCAAACAGTAAGAAGAACTGTTCAAAAACCAAGAGGATTAATATTAAACGTGGCAAGTAAAAGAAGATTTATTTTAGGACGAAGATAATTATATTAATACAAAAATTTATTAGTATAATTAGTATCATATTAGTTAATTATATATACATTCCAAAAGGCACATTATTTGTTTCACCTAGTTTAATTAATTTATTAATAACTTCAGCCGTTACAGTAAATGGAAATGTTACCTTGATCGTATTTTCTTTTTCAAACAATTTACTATCGGGTCTCATCAATCTATATAAATTAAGCTTTGTGTAAATAATTTCTAGACAACGCTTAAGATTTCTCACACCTTTCTCTTTATCTGTGAATCCGTCAATAATCTTAATAAGTGCTTCATCTGTTATAGTAATATCCTCGCTTTTGAAATTAACATTTTTCTCGATTTTTGGTATTAAATATTTTTTAGCAATTGTTATTTTTTCCTTAGAAACATAACCTGCTGTATGAATTCTATACATTCTATCTTTTAAAATCGGATTGACTTTACTCTCATCATTATAACTGAATATAAACAATGATTTGCTAAGATCAAAATCCATATTAGCGAAATATTTATCATGGAAACAATTATTTTGGGTTGTATCCGTCAAATGGGTAAGAATACCCGTTATTTCTTCACCTTTTGGGGTCTCTGAAATTTTATCCAATTCATCGAAATAAATCACAGGATTCATACATTTACTTTGGATCAAAATATTTACAATTTTACCCCAAGTACTGCCTTCATAAGTATATCCATGTCCCTCGAGAAAACTACTATCCGTTGCACCACCAAGAGCTAGAAAAGCAAAGGGTCTTTGAAGTATTTTACTAATACCTTCTTTAATTAGAGTTGTTTTTCCAGTACCTGGTGGACCTTTGATCGCAATAGCTGTTCCAATAGAATTAGGATTACTTATCCAATTGCCTACTAATTGTAGAATTTGCATTTTGGCATCATCCAATCCATATACACATTCATCCAAAACTTTTTTGGCATTTTCCATAAATGCATTGCATTTCTCTATCCCGTCATCCATAGTTAATGGCAATTGTTTTGTTTTTCCAAATGGAATAGACATAAATGCATCTACCCATTGTTTAATTTTATAATATTCTCCTGAACCCGGGTCCATATAATTAAGAACATTAATTTTTTTAAGTGCGGCTGCTTGATAACAGGCTGGCATATCGGAATCCAAAAGTTGTAATCTGTAGGGTTTTTCTACACTAGACAATTTATTTACTTCTTTTAACCGTCTTATTATTTTTTTTTGAGCATCGATGTCCATATCTTTAAAATATTTAAAATCATTCATAATATTTGGCGTACGCAACAATTTACGCAATGTAGATACATTTTTTGATTTTAGCTTTTTTTCTCTCTCTTTTTGTTCTTTTGTTTGTTTTCGTTTATAAGCTTGTGACATTTTATCTAATTTTGCTATCATTGCATCACTGCCTTTTGATTTGCGACATTTTATTAGTTCTTGTAATTCATTTAAAATTACCGAATCTTCTATTTGTTCATTGTCATCTATAGCGGTAATATATTTTCCTTTAATATTCTCTTGAAGGGCCCATTCCTCCTCATCTTTATCTTCTGTTTTTTCTAATTCGATATTATATAAACTATATGCTGGATTATTACCCACTTCAACTATTGTTTTAATTTTACCAACATAAGCTTTATCCCAATCTTTGTAGTAAACACTGACTTTCTGATTTTTTTTGAATTGCATTTTCTTTTTAGTTTCTTTTTTGGATTTTTCTGAAGTTTCTGTGCATTTTTCATCCTCTTCCTCTTCATCTTCTTCGGAAGTTTCTTCTTCTTCCTCCTCTTCGCCAGGTTGTCCCACTGTAAATATAATGTTAAATTTCATATTTTGCCGTAACATATCCTGTATCTCATTATCATCCATTTCTTCATCTTCATCAAGTAAATCTTCACATAGCATTTTTGCTTCTTCTTTGCGCATTATTTCCTCAAATGCCTCTTCATCTTCGCTTGATTCTTCTACTATCTTGTGAACTTTCTTTTTTTTCTTCCTTTTATTGTTTTTCGATTTCTTTTTGGTTTGCTCGGCAGTTATTTTTTTATTTTTTTTTCGAGTGGTTAATGACTTTGATTTTTTCTTTTTCTCTTTTTTTTCCAACATTTCATCTATCTTTTCCAATTGCCGAACCCTCTCCTGTCCATTTTTAGATGGAAATATTTTTTGAACGAATTTTTGAAATTCCCTGGCATTAAAATCTTCTTTAGTTTCTTCTTCTTCTTCTTCAGAAGACGATTCTGTCTCTTCTTCTTCTATTAAAATATCCATTTCATCTTCTGGATCATAATCACTATCACTATCACTATCAGATGCCAGATGTTTTCCCTTGATTTTTTTATTCTTCCGTGTTTTTTCCTTTGTAGATTGTCTAAATTTATATCCCTTTTTAGGAGATTTAGCTGAACGATCATTGATGTCGGATTTATCCATTATGAAGTATTGTGTGATAATTTTTAAATCCTCTTTGCAAATATCAATTTTTTTACTATTCGAAAACTTAAAATAAATAAATTGAAAAACAATCTAAATATTCTAAGCGTAGTATAAGGAATGGCTCAATCAAAATCAAAGACAACCCCGTCGAGAATTATAGGAATACAATTTAGTATATTATCTCCGGATGAAATTCGAAAAAGTTCTGTAGCAAATATTGTTTCCAGAGATACATATGTAAATAATAAACCTGTGATAGGTGGTTTGTTTGATCCTCGCATGGGTGTGCTAGACCCAGGTTTGATTTGTCCAACAGATGGTCTAAATTATATGAATACGCCAGGATATTTTGGACATATAGAACTGGCTAGACCTATATTTTACATTCAATATATTCACACTATCGTAAAAATTCTCCGATGTGTGTGTATCAAATGTAGTAAATTATTGATAGATAAAACAAAATATAACTACTTGCAACGGTTATCTTCGAAAAAACGATGGGATAAAATTTTCAAACTAGCATCAAAAGTAGTAAGATGTGGTGACGAAACCTGTGATGGTTGTGGTACCAAACAACCTCGTAAAATTACGAAGGAAGGGTTGGCGACTCTTATTGCTGAATGGGACAATATTGAAGGCATTGAGAATAGTGAAGGAACTAAAAAAGATAAATTAATCATGCGATTAACACCGGAAATCGTTCTTAAAATATTTAGGCGCATATCTGATGAAGATGTTTCATTTATGGGCTTTAGTGCTCTCTGGTCAAGACCAGACTGGATGATATGCCAAGTGTTAGCTATACCACCACCAGCAGTACGACCTTCAGTAAAACATGATGCACAACAACGCTCAGAAGATGATATATCTCATATCATAGTTAATATTGTAAAAGCAAACAAAACTCTACAGGAAAAACTAGAAAGTAATGCGACGGCAAAGGTGATTGATGATTGGACAATGGTATTACAATATTATGTTGCGACAATGGTGGATAATAAAATTCCCGGAGTAGCATCAGTTGCACAACGCTCAGGTAGACCATTAAAATCGATTAAAGAAAGATTGGTTGGTAAACCAGGTCGTGTTCGGGGTAATCTTATGGGTAAAAGAGTTGACTATTCGGCAAGGTCAGTTATCACTCCTGATGCCAATATAGGAATATCAGAATTGGGTATTCCGCTTAAAGTGGCGAAAAATATTACTTTCCCCGAAGTTGTAAATAAAAGAAATAAGAGTTTCCTTACTCAATTGATGTTGAATGGACCCGATGTGTATCCTGGTGCAAAAATTTTAGAAAGAAAAGCTGGTGATTCAATTTCACTTAGATATGTAGATAGAAACTCTATTGAATTACAGTTTGGAGATCTGGTGCACCGACATCTTTTAGACGGAGATCCCATACTGTTTAATAGGCAACCTACTCTTCATAGAATGAGTATGATGTGTCATTTCGCAAAAATTCTAAAAGTAGGAGATACTTTTCGTTTAAATGTAGCTGATACAAAACCGTACAATGCTGACTTTGATGGGGATGAAATGAATTTACACGGACCACAAGATTATGAAAGTGCTGCTGAACTGACATATCTGGCGGCGGTTGCAAGACAAATTATTTCACCAGCTAATAATTCACCTATTATTGGAATCTTCCAAGACTCATTGTTAGGAGCATTTCGATTTACACGTGAAAATACTGACTTTGATACACGCACAGCCATGAATTTATTGATGGCTTATGATAAAATTAATACAAAAATTTTCAAAAATACTAATAAAAGAATCAATAGTTTCGAGCTCTTAACAGAAATTATGCCACCGTTATCAGCCCATTTTCATAATGGACAATATGATTCAACGGAAGATAAAAAAGTGTCAAATAATATTATTGAAATTATAAATGGTAAATATGTAAGAGGTCAACTAGACAAAAAAGCTTTGGGGGCAGGTTCGAAAGGTTTATTACATAGTATATTCAATGATTTCAATTATATAGAGTGTGCTGATTTTATAGATAATTTACAAAATTTAGTCACAGAGTATATGAAATTAAGTGCATATAGTGTGGGTATCAGTGATTTAATAGCCGATGCTACAACAAATCAAAAAATATCTAATGCCATGATTAAAAAGAAACAAGAAGTTAAAAATCTGATTGATCAAACACATTTGGGAACATTTGAAAATAATACAGGGAAAACCAATGAAATTGAGTTTGAATCAAAGGTGAATTCAATCTTGAAAAATGCGGCTGATGAAGCTGGTAAAATTGGAAGAAAAAGTTTGACTGCCGATAATCGTTTTATTGTAATGGTTAACGCAGGAAGCAAAGGTAGTACTTTAAATATTGCGCAGATGATATCGTGTTTAGGTCAGCAAAATGTAGATGGTAAAAGAATTCCTTATGGTTTCCAAGATAGAACATTGCCTCATTATACGAAATATAATGACTCGCCAGAAGCACGAGGATTCGTCGAATCCTCATTCATTCAAGGTTTAACCCCTACAGAACTTTATTTCCATGCTATGGGTGGTAGAACTGGCTTAATTGATACTGCTGTTAAAACTAGTACGACTGGTTATATTCAAAGAAGACTCATTAAAGGATTGGAAGATTTGCGTGTTGTTTATGATATGACGGTTAGAAATAATAAAAATAAAATTATTCAATTTGCATATGGTGATGATAATATCGATCCTACTAAAGTAGAAATGCAAACCCTTCCATTGCCTACAGCAACACGCGAAGATATTTATGCGCATTTTCAAATGCCATTGGATGATTCAAGTGATGCCATTATTACAACAAATTATACCAAAGCTGCTATCAAACGAATTAAAAAACAAAAGGCAACTTTGATTAAAAAAACAGATGAAATGATAACTTTTATGATTGAAGCACGAGAAACAGTTGTAGACAATGTATTTAAATTTGTAGATGAAACAGAAATAAATATTCCTGTACATTTCCGTCGTATTATTAATAATATTCATAATCAGCTAAGTATTCAATCTAATTCATTGGTTAACATAACGCCCATAGAATTATATGAGATGCTTGATGAAGCTTTTGATAAACTATCCAGAAATTACTATGCGTCGCCTACAGAATTATTTAAAATTGCCTATTATTATTATCTTTCACCCAAAACTTTGTTAACAGTAAAACGTTTTAATAGAAAAGCAATCATAATTTTATTAGAAACTATTATTACAAATTATCAAAAAGCGGTTGTCCATCCAGGAGAAATGGTAGGTATGATAGCCGCGCAATCAATCGGTGAGCCTACAACTCAAATGACATTGAACACTTTTCATTTTGCTGGTGTAGCTAGTAAATCAAATGCCACTCGTGGTGTCCCAAGAGTTGAAGAGATTTTATCTTTGTCTGAAAATCCTAAGAAACCATCCGTTACTATTTATCTTAAAGAAAATGAGCGAGATAATATTGAAAAAGCACAAGAACTCAAATATACACTAGAATATACTAGTTTGCGTGATGTTGTTGATTCTGTAAGTATTTGTTTTGATCCAGATGATATGACTACTTTAATAGCTGATGATAAACCATTGTTGGCCGAATATAATGAATTTCAGAAACTAGTAGAAGACTGTCAAGAAGACGATTTTGACGATACTGAATCAGACGCAAAATCCAAATGGATTATTCGAATGGAATTAAACAAAGAAGCAATGTTAGACAAACATATTTCAATGGACGATATTCATTTCGCGGTATCCAATAGTTATAGCGCTGATATTAACTGTGTGTATGCTGATATGAACTCTGCTAATCTTATATTTAGAATTCGACTTACAGAGAGCAATTGTGCTAGTAAGAAAAAGTCTTTAGACCAATCTGACGAAATTTATAAATTAAAGAATTTTCAAAACAATTTGCTCAATAATATTATTTTAAGGGGTGTTAAAAATATACCAAAAGTTCTTTTGAGAAAAGTTGTGAACGAAGTTGTTATTGATGATGCTAATTATGTCCAAAAAGACGGATGGGTACTTGATACGGTTGGAACCAATTTGCGTGATATTCTCACTCTATCGTCTATTAATAGTGATAAAACCACCAGTAATGATATTCAGGAAACCTATAGAACACTGGGTCTTGAAGCTGCCCGACAGTCAATATTCAATGAACTTTCAGAAGCAATGGACCACGCTGGTGTTTATATTAATTATCATCACTTATCTATTTTATGCGATCGAATGGCTGCAACTTGTAAAATGGTTTCCATCTTTAGACATGGCATTAACAATGATAATATTGGACCTATTGCAAAAGCTTCTTTTGAGGAGACACCTGAAATGTTCCTGAGAGCTGCTCGTCACGCCGAGTTAGATCCTATGACTGGGGTATCGGCTAATATTATGTGTGGACAAGAGGGTTACTTTGGGACAGGATGTTTCCAAGTAATGTTAGATATAAATAAGATGAAAGGTAATAAACTCTTAGAAAAGGATATTGATATACAAGCATTAATGTCGGCAGAAAATGCAAGCGACCCTTGCTCCTTGCAAAATATTCAAATTAGTAATACTGCGGAATTCATTGGAGGAAAAGATACAGGTGTTGTTGACGATGAATATGATCCTGGCTTTTAAATAAAATATAAATTATTATTAATGACTGTGTTAACTTATATTCTACGACGCGTAATAGAGAAAAGCAAATATCCAATTTTTAATATTTGTCCTATGTTTTTTTTTTCTGATTTTCCAAGCAAATTTAAATCTCTTCGAAAAGAAGTAATGGAAAATGACTTTTTTACTGAAAACCAGAAAAATATATATATGGAATTATTCTCAAATGCCCAAAAACATTATTATTCTTTCTCAAAATTTGCAAACATATGGAAAACCAATAAATATACATACTACAACAATGACGTAGATTTATGTTTGAAACCTCTGTCATTGTATCCCGAATCACAAAAGGTTACATTAATACATTTTAAAAAGAAATATGTGTTTCGTTTAACCGATTTTATGAATATTTGGTTAAGGAGTTTGACAAAAAACAAGGGTTTATCTCCAGACCCACGATATCCAGTTAATCCATATGTAAATAAACCCTTTAGGAAACATCATTTATATATTGTATATTTCAAGTTATTAGATTCATCATTTATGATTCCATTGCTTATTCAAAATTTTTATCAATTAAGTTTCAATATTACCAAATTTGAATTGGTAAATTATCCAACACTAAAAGACTGTGCTATTACTAATTATCTACAAGAAGAAGAAGATACAACACTATTCTTAGATGTAATACATATGATAGAAACGTTTAAAATAGAGTTGGATTATGCTTATATAGACTCCAGAATGCTCCGTACTCAAAGGAAAGACATAATAAGTACAATGAAACCTTTTTTAAAAGATTTTTTACTGGGTGCATTATCTTGCAACCCATTAACGCGTGAATTATCTCGGTCGTCTGCATTAAATGGTTTAAGATGTTTCTTTAATAGATTCCCTTTATATGGCACATTACAATATCATGGTGTATCATGCTCCGAACTCTCCTTTGTAGAAGAGTATGGTGAGACAGATATTGAAATGTCAAATGAAATATCAGATAGTGAATTATCAGATAGTGAGTTATAATTATTTAGCACGCGCTCTCATCTTTCGGCGTTTTCTTTGCAACCTTCTAGTACGTTTCTTTTTCCATTTCCATCGCATTTTAGCTGTTGATTTCTTGAAATGACAACCATGACTCATTATATAAAGACAATAATATTATATCTTTATGTAATTATTACATCATTTTGGTAGTTGTGGGCGGAAGCACTGTTACATTTTTCGTTCCTCCATTCATTACAAGTGTTGGTACTTGGTATATGGTTTTTGCTCCTCCAACCTTAAAGTCCTAGGAAGTTGCCCGCTTGCCAAGAGTCCCACCTCTTCTTCGCTTTGTTTTTCTTCTTCTACGAGTACGTCTTTTTTTACTTCTTCGATGACGACTAGAGCGTCTGCGTTTAGTTCTCTTTTTTCGGCGGGTTCGTTTTCTTCGCTTTTTTCTTCCTCCACCAAACCCCTCTTCATTATCTCCCTCATAACCTTTTTCTTCTTTTTGATCGTCTTTATTCCATTTTTTGATTGTAGATGAGTATTTTATCATATCTTCCATAAGAGCTTTTTTAAGCCTTTTGATTTGGTCTCTAAGTTGGTTTCGCTTTTTTTTATCTTTTTCGTTTTCTCTTTCTACCTCTTTATTTTTAATGTTTTCTTCTTGGTCTGTTATCATTTCTCGCATTGCCTCCATTTCTGCAATTCTTTCCATTTACGTATATATTACCTAAATATTTTAGTTTATGACTTAACATTTCTTGTAGTGTCCGGATTTGGTGATTTTTCCTGCTCTATTGCGGCGTTGTCCTACTAAACATTTTCCTTTGCGTCCTTTTCCACCTCTACGAGTGCGTCTTCCTCCGCGTTTAGCATGTCTGCGTCTCAAAATAGCATTGGCCTTGCGAGCTACTCTAGTGTATGCGCGGCGTCTCATACTTGGACGACTCTTGCCTTTGTAGCGGGATCGTTTTTTACCCCATTGTTTTGCTCTAACATAAGCTGCATAAACTCCTTTGGTGTTAACACGACAAGTTCCTTTGGTGCAAATTGGGAAACTTGGGTGAGGGCGTTTCTTAGGTCCTAAGAAACATTTATGACCGCATCTTTTGTACATAACAGTGCGCTGATGACCTTTGGGTTGCTGTTTGCCCCAGCCGGCCCAAGGAACACGTTTGCGAGTTTTGCGTCCACCTTTTCTACGAGTCGGCATTATATATTATAATTAGAATATAATTACCATTACCAACAAAAACAACTTTTTTTTTGCGGACCATTTAATGCGTCCCATTGTTTTATTGTATAATTATTACTCATAGATAAATTACAACGCGCACAAATTGGCTTCAAATTAGAAACATCTAAAGTCCCGCCTTCACTTTCGGGTTTATCGTGACCAACATGAAAATCAAATACACTAATATCATTTTCACACCAATTTATATAACATTTTTCCTTAAAGATTTCTCCAAATACTTGAATCCAACACTGTTCTCTAATAGCTTTTGGTATGGTAGCTTTTCTATATTTCCCTTTTTTCTTGTTTTTTCGACCAGTTCTTCTAGGCATTTAAGATTATATATTAATATTTCTTTAATATATATGCATAAAACTTCCAAAAAAGTGGTGGTATTTGATTTAGATGAAACAATAGGACATTTTGAAGAATTGGGTCGTTTCATTGATGGTTTATCCGCGCTACATGAAAACAACCAATTTGTCCATTCATATCATAAAGACGCATTTGATCACATTACTCAAAAACATTTTAACGAAATTTTAGATTTATATCCAGAATTTTTAAGACCAAAAATACTAAACATATTTAAAACATTAGTCAAGCTCAAAAAAAAGGATAAAAATTTGAAGGTAGTAATATACACAAATAATATGGGACCTCGAAGTTGGACATTGTATATCAAAAGATATATCGAAAATAAAATTGGTAATAAATTATTTGATAAAACAATTACTGGATATCGTCCGCGCGAAAAAGGTAATTGTCGCACAACGCATAGTAAAACCCATAAAGATCTTATTAAATGTATGAAATTACCAGCTAATGCACCAGTCGTATTTTTCGACGATCAATATCATCCAAAAATGAAACATAATAATATACATTATGTACATCTTTATCCATATACTAGGAGTATCAAATTTGTAGATATGATACAACGATTCATGAAAGCAAATGATAAAGGACTTTTTGGAAAATCATTTATATTCGCTCCCAGTTTATCAAATACTCAATTTATAACAACAATGTATAAAATTTTAGAAAAACTAGGAAGACAACACATTACGTATAAAGCAACCAAAACTAAACTTAGCAAAAAAGATATCGAAGAAACAAAACGAATACAACTTGCTATAAAACAGTTTATAGGGAAAAAGAGCAGAAAAAGGAAAAAGAAAACTCACAGAAGAAAAACTAGAAAAAAATAAATTATTATTATATTATATAAACATGAATAATAATTGGACGAGGGAACAGGTGGATGAAAGGATGAAAAATAAACTATTTGAAGAAGGTAAAAAAAGAATTGATGAAAATGATTTGTCATTCGCAAGCTGGTTCGAATTATTATCAAATTATTTAGAACGATTTATTGTCACCTTCCGGAACCATCCTAGTTTGACACATTGGGGAAATGAAAAAAACCCTCTTGACCATTTGGGCCTGTGGAGATTGGGAAAGAAAAAGAATCAATGGATTTTCAATGGTTTATCCAAAGAGGGTAAATTTTTATTAAATAAGATAATACCCCGTTTAATAAAATATGCTAAACTACATATACCAAAGTTCGGTGAAAATCTTAGTAAAAAAAAGAAGGAGGAGGTAAGAGCAGCAGCGGAAAATAGAGAAAGATTAGCAAATCTATGGAAAGAAAGAAAGAAAAGAGCAGACGAAGATTTGGCAAAATGGAAAGAACAACAACACGCATTGGATCCTTTTTTCGCCCTTGCACCACTAACAGCTCTTCCGTTGCAACCAAAAAAACTCAAAATAGAAGGTGGCAAAAAAAGACGGCGCAAAAAACTGAAAACAAGAAGAAAAAAAAGAAAGAGGCGAAGAGGGAGGAAAACTAAGCGAAGAGGGAGGAAAACTAGGCGACGACTTTCTTAACTACAGGAACGCTTTGCAATAATGATTTTACAGAACTAGATAATAATAACATAATTCCTGCTTCAAAGATTATTTTTTTATGGTGACCAGAAATCATTCTTTCTTGCCAAGGATTACATAAATACATTAACACTACACCCACAAAAATCTTAAATATATCATCCGCCTTCTCTAAATAATGTGGTGCGCTATGCCACAAACCTAGAATAGTAATTATATATAATATCCAAAAAATAGCCCTTCCTATATCATATATTCGTTCGTATAGTTTCATTTATAGTAAATTTAGATAATTACTTCGATAACCAAACCAAAACTTTTTGATTTGTTTTATTATCTATCCAATGTTCACCAACTCCTAAACATTCACCGCACTCTTTATACAATCCTCTAAATAATTTAAATTCACAATAACAACAAGTTTTTATTGTGGTTTCGTTACAGTGTAAACAAACATCTTTCTCTGTTTTTTTTATTATACCAATTCCTTTACACAAAGAACATTTAATCTTTCTATATTTTGACATTTATACTATTACGATTTAAAAATTATAGTATAAAGTATCTTAAATGGATTTTTATATGTACAAATCGTCCTGTCCACGTTGGTATGCTCTTCAGAATGATATTCGACATATCGTAGTTGCAAAAGATACTAAAGAAGATGATGTTAAAGAACAAGCAAAGCAAACAGCTAACACTCTTACTGGATCTAAAACATGCAATATTCAACTAATTCAAAAATATCATATGATTATACAACCTAAAAAAAGTTATGCAGCGCTCACTCATCTAACTTTCCATGGTCAAAATACGCCATATACAATATCTCCTTCAACAGAAAATAAAAATGATATATAGAAATATATATGGATAACTCTTATAATTGTGTAATATGTTTAAAAGATTTAGATATGGATAATGGTGTATTAACACCTTGTAACCACCGGTATCACTCTGAATGTTTTTTCAAATGGATTTTAAAGAAAAGAACGTGTCCATTATGTCGTACAGAATTAATCGCACGACCAGATATAGAAGAACGCGCGTCTTTATATGAATTACGGCGTCAAATAGACTGGGAAACCACATTGTATAATACATTGCGCAATAATGCGGATACTTTGGAGAAACATATATTAACAAAAAAAAAAGAATTGGGAAATTTGAATTTGCAAGTCCAATCGAAAGAACATCAATTAGATACAATTATTGATCGTTACAAACAATTTATACAAATCACGAAAAGAAGGCATCGACGGGGTTTGTTATTATAGTGAAACGCTATAAAAATTGAACCGTAAAATATTATGTATTAAAATCATACAACTATGAACCGATACCTTAAATTCTTACAAGACTTTACACCACTTCTAAAACAAATTAACATGGCTACTATTGTTATAGCAAAACGTACGCTACCAAGGCATTATATCACCAAAGAGGGTCATTCTAAAAAAAAGGAATATTTACAGATTGCGGGCGTACCTCTCGTTGTTACAAGTTTTAATGCCAACACTGTAACATTAAATCCGTTAACTTCATCAAACATCCGACAGTTCGAAATCTCAAAGCAAGAATTAATAACTGAATTTATCGAAGGGAGTTTGGACGCAAATAATTTTATTACAAATTTGGACCCAAAAAAATATCCAAAACCAGTTAATGTAGCAGAATTTCACAGTAGAGACATATTTAGTAATTTTAAGAATGACATTGAAGATTGGGTACGCAATTTAGATAATCCTCTTCTGCAAAAAATATTCAATGATAAATTATTTCAAATGGTGCAAACACAAGGAGCACCTTTCAAACCTATTCCGGAACTAGAAAAATTCAAAAATGCAAGTACGCAAGAACTACAAGGTATGTCACAGCATAAACGATACAAAACGCAAATATTTAATAGAAATTGTCGATGGTGTCCCGTAGCTGATCATTTGAATTGGGATGAATTTAATCAATGTGCTAGCTATCCCTTCCCAATAGGTATTAGGGCGAAAGACTTTTGCCTTCCATCTGAAATGCAAAAAGTTTTAATAGAAATGATACGACAAATTCTAACCTTTAAAAATATTGATGAAAAATATCGTCAAGAAATGCAGCTAATTTTCGATAAATATAATATCAAAGATATATTCATTAATAAAATGTGTCATTGCTGTACATATTGTGGTTTAGAAATAAATATGACAGCATACTCTTCTCAATATAAAAGCAAGAATAATTATATCGAAATTTGTCACCGCGATCCCAATTTGCACTTTTGTATTAAAAATATGTATTGGGGGCATGGCAAATGCAATCGAAGACAAGGTGGGAACACAGAAACAGAAATAATTCAAGATGCCCTTGGGCTAATTAATTTTAACCCCGATGATTATCATCACATCATCAGCACATTGAAACAACTTAGAGATTCGTGTGATGCAGCTATTGCCGTACATTCAACCTAATGTAGTTAATTCACAATTTAAAATAGCGATACTTGACAAAATTGTATTATATTTTTCATAATCAATATCTTCTTTTATATAAATATTTTTTATGTCATCATCTGATAGTGTCTCCATTATGCTACCTGTTACCATACTTTGATGTTGAATCTTAAATTCTTCAGTAAATAGGTTAGCAAATATAATTACCAAACTTTTTTCATCTTTTGGTCGAATCACACTGAAACCATTAGAAGCAATAAGATTATCCTTTGATTCGGTTACAACTGTAAATGAAATTTTTCCTTTTAATTTTGAAATTAAAATATCGTTTTTCTCAACTTTATATTTGCCTCTAGAAGGTAAAAGCACATTTGGGTAAAGATTCGGATTATAAAGTGGAGTATTTACACTTTTGATATCAATATAATAATATTGTGAGGCGGTCTTTTTAAATTTGAAAGTGGTATTTGTATTACAATAGTCTCTTAGTGTTTTGTAGTTAGATTTCTTACACGCGTCAATAGTGTTTTTATAGATATCCAGATATCGTTTAATATCAAAGATCAAATTTAAATCCATATCACTTTTTTTAAAACTTTGGTATGCGGGTTTATGTGGAGTGTTTGTAAATAATAAATTGGAAATCTTTTTTTTAAACACAAATCGTTGAAATAGTTTTTTGGCATTGGTTAATTCTTCATCAAGTATAGGATTCGAGTCCTTATCACATTGATAATAACCATCGGATGTCATTTTATATTTGAATGGTGTATTTTTCTTGTTTAATGTATATCCGATTGTTTTCACATCTTCGATAAATATAGAATATTTCTTTTTTGGCTTTTTATTTTGAATAATGAGAATTGAAGTTGCTACACCAGTTCCACTTCTCGCAAATGCATTATCAGGCAATTTAATTATTCCCAATAATGTATATTTATCTATGATCATTCTCCTCATAGCCACATAGTCACTTTTTGTATTACCAAGATAACCATTTGGAACAATTGCAAATAAGATGCCTTTTGGTTTTAATAATTTTAATCCTAATTCAACAAATAGAATTCCTATTTCCTGCTTCTTTCTGCCTCTACCTAATTCATATAAATTTAGAATATCTGTATTCATGGTTAATGTTTTAGTACCGAATGGTGGATTCAAAACACAATAATCATATTTTAATGCACCTGTAATCAAATCTTTTAAACTATCTTTATTATGTATAGTTGCATTATTACCGAGATGTTCTTTAATAAATTTTGTCATTTCCAATACTGATGCACACTTGTCTACAAGCGTGATATCACCCTGATATTGATTTAACAAATCGCCAGTACCACAAGCCGGATCAATTGCAGTCTTGCCTGGTATAAGAAGACTGTTAATAAAATTACAAATAGTCATTGGTGTATAAAACTGGTCCAATTGTTTTTTAAAATAGTGATTTCCGAAAAACATAAATATAATTTGATATATTTCATTTTTCTCAATACTAATTGTAGATAATTTCGCTTTCACCCATTCAATAATTTCGACAGACGTTAAATCAGTTGTTTCTTTTTTCAATAATATTCCAATAATAATATCATATCTTTTAACTAGTTCGACTCCTTTATTATGAAGATATTGATTAATTTCGTCAAGAAATTTTGTATTATTTTTAATTTTTTCTTGAATTTGTTTTTGCATTTCCTGGTTGGGAAATAATATTGAGATACTCATTTATTAATAAAAATATAACTTTTAGTCTTAAATTCAATTTTATTATAAATAACTATACCTAATAAATATATCATAATATATAATATTAGCGATGAGTTTATTTATAATAAGAAATTATGATTATGCCGCATTACTATTTCTAGGGGGGATGTGTAAAATTATTCAAAAATCATATCCCAGAGTGGATACATATCTACAACGATTTGAAAAATATAATAATCTTCCTTTAGAAAGAAGGAAGTATATTATTAAAAATTTTATTAAATCTGCACTATTATTAGTATTATCAATAGGGTTATTTGGGCCTGTAATTTGGCCGGCAATAAGATATAATCAGTGGAATAGCCGTCTTATTCATATAACAGGTGCAATATATACTTCCAATGATCTCATGGGATTAGTGATGGTTAAAAAATTGCCTTATAGTACTAAAATGCATCACATTATTACAACGGCATTATGTCTTACCTGTTTTGGTATTGATTTTCAAACATCACATTTGGGAAAAATGATGTTTGTTTACACATTTGCATCTAGTCAAGCTTATTTAGTAAATTTTTATTTGGGAGCTAGATTACTAACTGAAAAAGCTAAATTGGAAATGGTTCGTATAACTGCAAGAAATATATATTTCCTTTGTTGTCTATTTAATTGGGGATGGCATCTTTTTTGGATATTAAACAATTATAGCATTGTGAATACTAGTCATTTGTTATATTTTACATTGTTATTTTGGATAGTCAAAGATGACATTATACTATTATCGTGGCTAAATAATACAATGATACGATTTTAGCGTTTCCTAGTTCTTTTTTTTCGGCGCTTTCTACGAGATTTTCTTTTCCGCCCACCTTGCATATAATCGTGAACATCCGCTCGATCATCGCCCTGATGACTATCGATATGCTTTGCCCATTTGTCCATCGGTGTTTCATTTCCGACATACGGCTCTCCTTGAATATCACTCCGGTGCTGGAAATTTATATAAGAACGCAAATATCCTTCACGCACTAGCAACCCCCCAATGGCTGTTTCGTTATTTGCAATCTCTGGCAAATAAAATTGTTCAATATCATGTAATCTACCATTAAGCTCCTTTTGTTTGTCCAGTATTTCCTTTATTTTTTTTCCTAATCCTGGAAACCTCGCTCCTCCCGTTTTTTTCCGCGTTTTTTTCTTTTTTGTTTTTCGTTTCTTTCCCATTCTTATAGTTACTTTATATAATATATAAATTGAAATATCTTAAACCTATCCTTTCTAGTTTAATTAAATGACTAAACTAGTAATAGTTGAATCACCCGCTAAATGCAAGAAGATTGAGAGTTATCTTGGTCCAGGATACAAATGTATTGCTAGTTTCGGCCACATTAGAGAACTTGCCGATGGTTTAAAAGGAATTGATATTAACAACGACTTCAAACCCACTTTTCGCTTATCGCCTAGTAAAAGCAAATACATCAAACCTCTTAGAGCCGCAATAAATAAAGCCGATGAGGTTATTCTTGCGACAGATGATGACAGAGAGGGCGAAGCTATTGCGTGGCATATTTGTAAAGCCTTTAATTTGCCTGTAAGTACGACGCCTCGAATTATATTTCATGAGATTACTAAATCAGCAATTAAAAAAGCGGTTCAGAATCCAACGGTTGTTGATATGAATAAAGTAAACGCGCAACAAGCTCGGCAAATATTAGATTGTCTCGTTGGTTTTACTATTTCACCTATTTTATGGGCGAATATCAGTAGAAAAAGTGGTTTATCCGCTGGCAGATGTCAAACACCAGCATTGCGACTCATTTACGATAATCAACAAGAAATCAATAATGCACCAGGAAGAATTGCGTATGACACAACCGGTTATTTTACAGATAAACATTTAGATTTTAAACTTAATCACCATCATAAAAACGAAGTAGTAATGGGGGATTTTCTAGAAAGTAGTGTTGATTTTGAGCATATTTATACTTGTGCAAAGCCTGTCAATAAAAAAAAGCAACCCCCGCTTCCATTCACAACTAGTGCTCTTCAACAAAAAGCATCGAATATTTTAAGCTTCTCTCCAAAACGGACGATGACAACCGCTCAAAAACTATATGAACAAGGATTCATTACATATATGAGAACTGACAGTCGTACTTATAGTAAAGAGTTCATTGGTAAAGCTAAAAAATTTATTCAAAGTAAATGGTCTGGTAAATATGTTAATGATGGTATTGACGCATTGAGTCTACGAAAAGGTACGAAGAAAAATACAAAGAAAAATACAAAAGACGATAATGCGCAGGAAGCACACGAGGCTATTAGACCAACAGATGTTACACGAGAGAAACTCTCTTCAAATATCGATCCATCACAACAGAGGTTATATGATTTAATATGGTCAAATACAGTGGAAAGTTGTATGGTACCCGCTGAATATAATCTTTTATCGGCGAAAATTACAGCTCCAGAAAAATATTGGTATAAGTATTCCGAGGAACTGATCACATTCCCAGGTTGGCTAATTGTTAGAGGTTATGAAAAAGAGAATTCAATATACGATTGGATGTTGAAATCAGAACAAAATAAAATAGTCAAATATTCAAAAATTCAAAGTAAAATGACATTGAAAGATCTTAAAACACATTACACGGAGGCAAGATTGGTGCAGCAAATGGAAAAAGTAGGCATTGGAAGACCATCAACATTTTCATCACTTGTTGCAAAAATCCAAGATAGAGGATACGTTAAAAAAGGGAATGTTAAAGGTAAGCCATTAAAATGTGTAGATTTTACACTGAGTGACGAAACATTAGTTGAAATGGAAAATACTAGAATATTTGGAGAAGAAAAGAATAAATTAGTTATCGAGCCAACAGGTACAATTGTAATAGAATTCTTAATTAAAAAGTTTGATCCGTTATTTGTATATCCTTATACAAAAAATATGGAAGACACATTGGATGAAATTGCAAAAGGTGCTCAGTTGTGGCATTCGCTGTGTCAGACCTGTTATGATGAAATGAAAAAATTATCTGGAACAATTAAGAAAAATAATAGAGAACACATTCAGATTGATAAGGATCACGTGTATATGATAGCAAAATATGGTCCAGTTGTTAAGTATGAAAAAGATGGAGAGACTAAATTTAAATCAGCAAAGAAGGATTTAGATATAGAGAAATTGAAACGGGGCAAATATACATTGGAAGAAATCATAGAACCCAAACCATCTTTTACAGGCAAACGACTTGGTTCGTATAAGAACCATGATGTGGTGCTGAAAAAGGGTAAATATGGATTATACATTGTGTGTGGTGATAATAAATACTCGTTAAAAGGTGTTGTGCGTAAACCTGAAGACAATATTCAATTGGAGGATGTATTGGATATTTTACTGGGAAAAAAATCGAGTAATCCTAAAGTATTACAGGTAGTAACAGAATCACTAACAATAAGAAAAGGTAAATATGGACCTTATATATTTTATAAGACATCCACAATGAATAAACCTAGATTCTTAAAACTACCAAAAGATAGAGAATGGAAATCGATGCAAAAACAGGAGATACTTGGTTGGTGTAAAGAAGAGTATGGTATTTAGAGACAGTATAACGGTGGTACTCGAACTAACATAGCACGAAGTTGCTCATCCCTTAACATATTGAATTCTAATGTAAAGGTGAAAGGCAAACACTTAAAATCTACCAATCGTCCATCATGATATCGGAATTTAAATCGTAGCCTGTCTATCCTCTCGATAGGTGGATTATAGTGTGATATATTGGTTATAAATGCTCGAGTGGAATCAAACATCTGTGAATATGGCAAACATCTAACGGGTATTTTAGCAAAAGCACATTTAACCTTCCCTGCATAATCGTTATTAAACCACCCTCCGGTATTTTCTGAATAAGGTTCGATTTCATCCATACTATTATATTTTTCAACTTCCATATAAATATAATCGTCCCCCATTATGTCTAAATTACATATTCCACTTGGGTCTAAAGGATTTGCACTTAAATCGTCTAAATTTACAATATGATTACTACCCAATTCATCCAACCATTCATTCCCGCTCCCATCTTCCGTTTCGTAATCAAAACCAAAAGGGTCTCCTTGATTATTGGACCACCACGGATTTGGTGGCGTGAGACGGGAAGAATAAATTTGTTTCTTATAACCTAAATAGGCTGGTAGACCCCATCTTGTATAATGATTCCAAACATCAACTTGATTGCAACTTTTTTCATATGACAATTGTCTGTCGAAATTTAATGTAAACGGATCCACGAGATTTCCAAACCAAAACTTATTTGTTACAGCATTCCATCTACATCTAAAATTATTATAGTTTGGACTGGCGCTAGCTGGATCAGCAGCAACAGCTTTATTCATTTTTGTTTCAATCTCTTTTGCCAATTGGTCAGGTGAATAAGACCCTTCGTCTATAGTTATGGTTAATGTAACATACACAGTAATAGTAATAGGTTTAACATTAAAACTCAATTTCGTATTCTGATATTCATGACTAAATACATATTGGTTGCTTGGGAGAGAAACATTAAGAAGTCGCATAGATTGTATTTTTTGCAAAGATTGTGGGAGGTCAATTTCAAAATAATTGCTATTTGGCCATTTTTTGATGTCACGGTCGAAAGAATGTACTGATACTAGTTTTCTATCTAAAACGTATGTTTGCTCTCTAGGAATTAGAGGATGTTGTTGTTGTACATTAAACTGACTCATAATATAAAAAAAAGATATTTTATTTTTTATAATACTGCCTAAAAGAACGGAATTTAGAAATTTATAAATAATAAAATACAACAGTATATATATACGATGCCAGCTCCTCCACAAGCATACACAAAATACCCTACAGCAGCACAACGAAAAATGGTACCACCATACAGCAAAGTAGAAAAAAAAACACAAAAAATTTTAAAACGCATGAAATCGGGCGGTACATGGATGAAAGTAGAAAATTGGTTAATGATTTCAAAATTGGTAACAATTGTTGGTGTAATTATATTTGTAATATCCACTGTTTCGGGTCAAATAGACGGTGAGTTAGCAGCTTACTATTGGATGGCTATAGGTGTTGGTACTACTCTTGTAATGGCAACTATCCTGTTAGCTAGAACAGATAAAGGGTGGGACTTTTCAGTAATACCTAAAATGGCGACACTATTTGCCCCCGGATTAGCTACTCTCGTACCCATTGTTGTGATGATATATATATTTCAAACAGTCAGAAGCGCATTAGTTAAAGATGCATCTCATTTGCCCCCACAATTTTATACATTTCATTATTTAACATTTTTCTTCTTATTTTTACAACTTATTATGTTATATCAGTTCTTTGGTGGCGAAATCAAAGCTATACTATCCAAGGGTAAAATTTCAGACCCTAATAAATGGGCATTTGTTTCTGCTTTTATATTTTTCAGTATTGTAACTTTAGGTTCTGCTGCTGAATTATATGTTATTATAACACGATTTATTACGGACGGATAAAAAAGAATCGAAATGTTACACCGTATTCTTTCGCACTTGTCCAAATACCAGAAACCTTTAATAATAATTTAACAGAAGTATATTTGGTAGGCGTAGTTTGATTATTATTATAAAAAATCTTAATAAATCCATGTTGCAATTGTTCTTCTATACGATAAGTAGGGTATTTTCCTTGTTTTTCGGGCATTATATCCAGAATAGATTTTTCAACGGCTTTGATAAATCCTATAATATTTGAATTACCGGCGGTATTGAAACCACATTTAAGTTTATTAAAGTATTTTTCTATACTGACTTGTTGAAGTTCAAAACCTAAGAATAAACCTTTTGAAGTTCCATATTCATCAGAATAATATAATCGATAAAAATATCCATCATTCATTATATTATTTTTTGTTTTTTCTGATAACATTAAAAAATTTTTATTGAAATCTTTGGGTTGTATAATAAGAAACATTTTATTATATAACTAATACACTACTTATTTAAGTTGTTATCTAATCAAACAGAGCATAAAGCATTGCAATTGTTTCTACCGATATATCTCTATTAGTTGCTAAATTTCTAACCACGTAATCACAATCAACGATAGCTTTCATATAATTTATCCTTTTTACTTTTATATATTCTTTCCAGAGGGAAACAATATTAGGATGTGAATCTACATAAGAATTAAGGCGAGACATTATATCATCTTCCAGTAAATTTGTATTATCACATTGTGATCCCGTGCTATTCATTAGAAAAATAGTTATATCTATTTTTAAGTATTAAAAATAAGTAAGATACTTACTATAACCATGAAATTCTTACAATCACGATTTGATGAATATATAATTGCAAAAGAAAAAAATAATTTACATTCTGAATTAGATGGGATTTATAATAATCCTAGCGCGGGTCTAGATAATAAACGGAATTTAATTTTTTATGGACCAACGGGTGTTGGTAAATATACACAAGTATTAAACTATATTAAACCCTATAGTGATTCTAACTTAAAATACGAAAGAAAAATTACTTTCAATTTCCAAAATAAGCGAGAATTTCTAATAAAACTTAGCGATATACATTTCGAAATAGACATGGAATTATTGGGTTGTAACGCAAAATTACTATGGAATGATATTTATAATCATATTTTAAATATATTATCATCCAGACAGAATCATACTGGAATTATTGTTTGTAAGAATTTTCATAAAATTCACAGTGAATTATTGGATATATTCTATAGCTATTTACAAACATTAGAACACAAAAATATAAATCTTCATTATATTTTTATTACAGAGAGCACTAGTTTTATACCGGATAACATTTTACATAGATGTAAAATAATACCTGTGAAACGACCAGTTAAAAATACATATAAAAAATGTATTGGTAAAACTATTGATAAATCTATAAAACTAAACCAAATTGTTAATATAAAAGATTTGCATACAAAAAATACCAAGCTTATGGAACCTCAAAAACTTATAACGAATAAGTTGATTTATTCTCTGGAAAATTTTAAGGATCTTAATTTTATTCAATTTCGAGATAATATATATAATATATTTATTTATCATTTGGATGTCACGATTTGTCTAAGAGACATTATCACATATTTTATAATACAGAAAAAAATCAACAAAACCACAATTACTAATATTTACTTTGAATTTTACAATTTCTTAAAATTATATAATAATAATTATAGACCTATTTATCATTTAGAGAAATTTATGTTTTATCTATGTAAGGTTATACATGGATTGGAAGACAGCGTGTAAGGAATTACATTTATGTGAGAAACATACTGAACATATGTTAAAGGCTGCATACTATAAACAAGCTTTAAAATATCATCCAGATAAAAACAAAGATGATCCTACTGCTGGAGAGAAATTTAAGAAAATAAATGCGGCTTATTCTTTTTTGCAGGAACACCAACAGTCAAAAGAGCCGTTTAATCTAGAGACAAACTATACGAATATTATGAAACAATGTATCAAATATTTTACACCTGATATTAAATGGGATGATGTTTTTCTTGATACTACACTTGATAATATCATAAATAATTGTGGAAAACTGTCAATTAGACTATTTAAAGATCTGAAAAAGGAAAAATCCATAGAACTTTTCGAGTTTCTCTCCAATTATAGAGAAATATTTGGTATATCTGATGAAACGATTGATAAAATGAAAGATATATTGAAAGAAAAAATGAGAGATGATAATATTGTTATTTTGAACCCATCTTTGGCGGATATTCTTAGTGATAATGTATATAAATTGGATTTGTTGGGTAAAACATTTTACGTTCCGTTATGGCATCATGAAGTTATATTTGATCATAGTGGCAATGATGTAATTGTGAAATGTGTTCCAGAATTAGAGGATCATATTACTATTGATAACAATAATAACATTCATTGTTATTTTAAAGGTCCTATTAATGAGGTGTTGCAAAAAGAAAAAATAGAGTTGATGTTAGGAAACAAAATAGTTGAAATAGATAGTAAAACTTTATTTATTAAGAAACATCAAACGTACGCTTTTCGAAACAATGGAATATTAAAAATAAACCCGGAACATATTTTTTCTACAGAAGAACGAGCTAATATTTATGTTGATATTAAATTAGAATAATCGAAAATAAACTCTATGTTTATAATTTTTTATATTTAAATTTGTCATTTGTTTCATAATCGGTTAATCTTTTTTGCTCTGAGTATAATCTAAAATATATAAATGTATAAAATCCAAAATAATAAGACAGTAAACAATATCCTAATGTGCCCCACATATAACTATTAAATAGATTAAAATTATTAGTATTTAAAGAAATACTAATAACCTTCTAAAATTGACCTGTGGGGTTCAACAGCTCATAATGATTATTCTTTTGATTTAATTTTATTGTAAGAGAGAAGGGTAAACGTATTCCAATGTAAATAACGGCGCTTGAAATACGGCTTGTGATAATGAAGTTAACAATGCCGGTTTATTACCTTCTATAGCATGACCTAGAAATTGCATTGTCCAAGCAGAAACAAACATTATGATACTATGTTTTAACCATTTTTTATCTGTTTCTCTCCAAGCAATAGCTATTAAACGCAAAAAAGATACATAAAACTGCATTGCTAATCCAATTTTCCAATTATAAACCAAATAATAATATATAGTATAGATACTGATAATTGCATTGTCATTGATAGTAACTGTTGGTTTGAGTATTTTCTTTGAACCTAGATAATTTTTGCTTATTGGAAGTATGATCTGGAGAGAAAGCTTACTTAAAAAATTCAATGTTGAAAGCACAATTAACGGAATGAAAATAAAATGAATTAATTTATTTGCAGGGTGCGTATGAAAACTTCTATAAAAATCTACTGAATCCATTTATTAATTTAAACATCATTGGTTTAAATTAATTTCAAATATCTTTTGGTCACCTGGTTTTGTATTATTTCCCAATTTAAAAATATTTAGTTATATTAATGAGTGTTAATATTCCTAAGAACATTGCACAACATATGCTTATTAAAAAACATCTACCTATAAATTATGACATAAAACATATAATAGATAGTACAGGTCCACACGCGGGGCAAAGTCAGACAGAAAAATTGGAAAAACTTAAAGCATATGTTAACAGAGATACCTCCCATCTCCTACCTAAGCTTAAACCCATAGCTGAATTCAAAAAAAAACAAGCACGGCAAAGTCTAGGAAAAATTTTGGCAGGACAAGGTAAACGCAGAAGAAAAACTAAACGCAGAAAAACTAAACGCAGAAGAAAAACTACACGTCGAAGAAAACGAAGAAAAAAGACAAGAAAAAGAAATATAAAGTCAACTGCATCAGGTGTAGCAATGTACGATTCGAAAAAAACGAGCAGTAATTCTAATATTAAAAAGGGTTTACAATATGCCGAAAAACTCGTAGGAATTAAATACCAAGCAACCAATAAAGCTCCAACCGAAGATTCATGTCCATTTTGGAATAGAGATGGTCCTCCCCCCTCAATAGAAGACATTAAAAAAGGTGGTCTTGCTTGCGTTGGTATTACTAATTTAATTAGACGCCATTTGGGTTTAAAAATTCCAACTGAGAGCGGTAAATGGAAAGATGTATTTCCAGGTGGTAGTGGTGCATGGTTTTACTATTTAAAAGAAAAAAAAAGGCTTCACAAAATTAATTACAGTAAAACATATCCAAAGGGAACATTGCTACTACAGGATTACAATCCTAAAGATATGGGTCATGTAGCGATTGTATGGACTGAAAATAAAAAGGGTCTTTCACACAGTAAGATACTACATGGTAGACACGATGGGCCAAAATCAGTAGTTATTGAGCCATTGGATGATTATACAATGAAAAGACGTTTTACTCATGTATGCTTACCTGAAGACTGGTTAGTTAAAAATTAATTTGTCATCTCAGATTAATACTCGTGCTAATATTGCAAATTCATATTATAAAATGTATAAAAAATTTTATGATATGCTGGTTCCTGTTTTCTTTTTGAGATTAGATTGTAGTTGCTGTCGTGAACCATTTTCTGTATATTATTACATTTAAGCATCAGTTTTCTTGACTACCTTTCGGCGACGCACTACCTTTTTCTTTTTCTTTGGACTAGGCGGCTTCTCTTCTTCCTCTGCTTCCTCTTCCTCTTCCTCTACCTCTTCGTCGGAATCATCAAATGTTGGCCCAGTAACCTCCTCTGCTTGGTATGGCTCAACACTATCATCTGTTTTAGCATCATACTTTTTAAGATTTGTGTCCATCTCCTCATCATCTGAATCATCTGCAATATGACACAAACCACTACCTACAAGACGAACTGGTGGACGGACACAAGCTTGAACAAGCTTCCAGGTGACTCCAAAGCGACCACCTGCCATCCATACACCGGTACAAGCCAAAAGTCCCTTCACATGAGAAGCCTTTGGAACAAGATCAGCTGGACTACGAGAACCTTGTGGAGCTTCAATTCCCATTCTTTTTGCGGTATCCTCCGGCAAATAAGCACCTTTGCCGTCCATATCGTAAAGCTCAATATTATACTTTCCATCCCAAAAAGGCACCTTCAACTTGAGTGTCGGACTTCGCTCATAATCTGACTCACCAGAACCATCCTTTTTCTTTGGATGCTTGAGGATTGGATACATCATAGCTTCGGCCACCTCGCGGCTGAGTTTGCTCTTGCCAAACCACTCCTTCGATTTTGAAACTGCGTCATCAAGAACCTTATCTTGAAACTTTTTAAGAGCTGCTTCGAACTTTTCAATAGATGAACTCTTGCCTGCTTCAAACTGCAAGGCCATATCATAAGATACACGACCTGACTGCTCATCGACACGCTCATCAATACCCCAAGTAAGCATTAGGGGAAACTGTAAAACAATAGGTGATCCGTTCAATTGACATTGAACAGATTTACCACCGCGTTTATTAACGAGTGGTGCTTTGTATGTGACATTAGACGGATTAAACTGTTTAGCTTTCGTGATAGAATCGGATGCTGACATGATATGTATTATGATAACAATTATACAACTCAGCTTTAAATCAATTTTTTTAATAACTCATATAAGTATTTTAATTAGACGATGTAGTGTAAAATTTGCGCAAAACGGTTGTTTGTGTAGACCTACATAATCATAAATTTCTTTCCTTTTTGTAAGACCAGATTTATATCCATTAACTTAGCCCAGTCCAATATTCATTAATTGAATATGGACTTTTTTCCCACTCAGTACTCGCCTTGTTTGTTGCATCTACGAATTCTTGAATGCGTTCATCTTGTTTTCTGAATTCTTCATCTAATTTTGAAGGACATGCGCGTCGAACAAGATCTTTATGATTAATTATTTGGTGTCCTAGACGACATATATGCTCATAATTCTTAACGATTTTTATGAAATTGCTCATTTATAAATTTTACTAGCTATTATTTAAATTAGTTTAATATTAAATATAGTTCAATGATGAATAATATATATGAATCTAATTTATTCATGTGTTTTTGTTCAAGAATCATTTATAAATTTAATATATTTATTATTACTAAGCTATAAATTATATGGTGAGATTGATTATGATTATTTAATTATTACTCATCCAGTTTTTGAAAAAAAAATTATGAAAATATTCTCAATGTTTAAAGTTAATGGTAAAATTTGGCGTTTAAATATAAATGAAACGGTTGCATCTGCATTCAGTCGATTGCATATTTTTAAATATCCAGAAATTCATAATTATAAAAAAATATTATATTTAGATTGTGATGTATTAATAATAGATTCGCTGAAAAAATTATTTGATGTAAAATTAGAAAATAAATTGTATGCAATAAAAGAAGGAAATACAACAACAGAACATCACGGGAAGACTGTTTGGGAATTTAAAAAGGAAATCAATCCCAAAAAAACAGCATTTTCATCAGGAGTATTATTATTTAATAATTGTAAAGAAATAGAGAAATTATTCAATGATTCATTAATCCATGGTGCAAATTATTCCAACACATTGCATCAGGTCCCTAGTTGTCTTGATCAACCATTTATAATTTATGAAGCAATTACACAAAATCTTCATAACAATGAATTATTAATTGCGTATGCTGCTAATAATCCTAAGCCTAACCTTTCGCACAATATATGCATCGCGCATTTTCCAGGTGGGGTAGGATGGGTAGAGGGTAAAATAGCCAAAATGTGGAGTTTTTTAATACCTCTAGTTAAAAATGATTCTGACAAAAATGAACAATTTCAATTATTGATGAATTCATATTTTTTGCTTCATTTTTATTAAATATACCACTACACAGATGGAGTATCAAAAAATTTAGACGCCATAATGTTAATTACTGTAATTTTAGAATTTACGATATATTTTATAAAACAACACCGTGAACATAAAAAGTTTGGTTATCTAAAATTTATACTGGGTAAGGTCAACTGTGATTATAATAAATAACTTATTTGTTAAATTTAATTATATATAAAAGATTTAAACTAATTTTCGTTTGTTATATAAATGATGAAGAATGAAAGATTCTCTCCGAAAACTTATATTCAAACAGTTCTATATGACAAAGTTGAAATAAAACATGCAAGAAATCGTAAAACTGTCTCACAAGAAAAATTTACAATACCGGAATTCGTAGATTTCGAAAAAATATTAGAACTGAACTATAATGTTGCACAACTCAAGAAAATGTGCAGACATTATAAACAAAAAGTATCAGGTAATAAACCCCAATTAATTAATAGAATGTATAATTTTTTAAAATATTCACATTATGTCTCTATTATTCAAAAACATATAAGAGGGTGTTTGCGTAGAAAATATTTCCAATTAAATGGTATGAAATATAGAAAGGATTGTGTTAATGAAACAGATTTTCTTACTTTGAAAAAGATAAATAAAATTCCATATTATCAATTATATTGTTACAAAGATGGAGAAGGCTTTGTATATGGTTTTAATATTAAATCTATTTATAATTTAATGATAAAAAGTGATGGAAATCTTAAAAATCCATATACACGCTTAGAACTTCCCAAAAATATAATCAAAAAAATAAGACATTTTATACAATTATCGCATACTTTGAAAGAACCCATTATAATTACATTAAAGGATAACGATGAAAATATGTCACATAAAAAAAGGATAGCGCTAAAAACACTGTCTATATTTCATCGCATCGATACATTTGGTCATATAACAGATACTTCATGGTTTTTAACTTTAGAAAGACCTCATTTGATAAGATTTATCAGAGAATTACAAGATATTTGGGAGTATAGAGCAAATTTATTAGATCATATAAAACGGCAAATATGTCCCCCAAATGGACATCCATTCCATGGTATTAATATTGCTTCATTGATACAAAAGAATAAAGAAACATTACAGAGAAATATTTTATATATAATGGAAAATTTGATATCTAAAGGAATTAATACTGACTCAAGATCTTTAGGCGCATTTTACATCTTATCCGCACTTACATTAGTAAGTCACAGCGCAGCAGTTGCCTTACCTTGGCTATATGAATCTGTAGTACAAAATTAGGATTTTTCACGCGGTCATTTTTAAGATATTTGTTAGCTTAATGCTCACAAATATATATATAAATTTGAAAGAACTTAAACAAATATGACTAATGTAGATTATAAAATGCCAAAGATTAAGAAATCCAAGAAGACTGCTTCTAAGAAATCTACTAAAGTTGCTGCCCCTGCAGCACCTGCCGTTGTCGCTGCACCAGTTGCAGCGCCTGTTGTTGATAAAAAAGTAGAGGTTCCTGCTGTTGAGCAAGTTCCTTCTCTATCTGATTCATTCCAAGAACTCCTTGGGCAACTTGCTGTTCTCCGTTCACAGCTTACTAGTGTGACAGGACAAGTTAGAGCTCTTCAGAAACGATCTGAGCGCGAACTTAAAAATGCACAAAAAGCTGGTCGCAAGCGCGCCCGCAAAACTGGAAATCGTGCACCAAGTGGTTTTGTAAAGCCAACTAAAATTAGTAAAGAGCTTGCTAAATTCCTTGGAAAACCTCATGGTACTGAGATGGCCCGCACGGAGGTAACCCGTGAAATTAATACCTATATTAGAGCACACAAACTTCAAGATCCTAAAAATGGCCGTCGCATTCTTGCCGATAGCAAACTCCGCAGTTTGCTCAAACTTAAAAAGGATGATGAGCTCACCTACTTCAACCTTCAGCGCTATATGAGCCCTCACTTTGCTAAGAGTGTCAAAGCAAAGAAAGCCGAAGCTGAAGCTGCCGCGTCTAACTAATTATATGGATTACCACCATAATTAATTTATAAGAATTTTATAAAATTTTTATGAATTGCATAATTTAAATACTAATTTAGAAATGTTGAATTACTTTTTATGATATATATATATATATATATATGTCAGATCAAAAAGAAGAAGATGAGCAAAAAATAGAAACTAAAGGTGACGATAGTATAGTTATGCCATCCCAACCAGAACACAGTGCATATGATGATGATAGACGCGGTTCTCACGCCCATTTAAGACAACCAGCATATCAGGGAGACGAGGAGCAAGAAGAGAGTGTAGCACCGACACTCGTCCGTCAAACAAATCAACTACCTCTCACCGACAGTGAGGATGATGATTTTTACGACAACAATCTGGCACAGCCATCAATGTTTGCCGTGCACGAAGGGGCCGCCGCCCAGCAACGTCGCCTCGAGATGATGAGAAGAGTCGAGCGTCAAACCTCCCAGCACCGCCATGATAGTGACGATTATTCAGACAGTGGTGATGATGAAATACAGACCCAACCCGATGACAATGATGAGGAACTCGAGCGTACGCACAATGAGTTCGTCTCCCAGCAACATCATCGCCGTCTCGTCGCTGAGAAGAAAGCCCAGAGAGAGCGAGAAAATCCAGAATATTACGAATATAAAGGATTTAAAGTAAATTTGACGCGATTCCTTCATGGATCGGATCACAAAACTTCAAGTTTGAAGAGATCCCTTGCTAGAATTGAACTCCACACTGCAATAGATAAAATAATAAAATTAAAAAAAGAGATGCTAGATGCAAACAAGGCTGCTAAAAAATATCCAAATGATTCAGATAAATGGATTCAAGTTGGCACAAGGGCTTGGGCGCTTAAAGTTGCCCTTGCTAAAATAAGTTATAATTTAGATGCATACGGTGGTAGAATATTTGATGGACACAATCGGCAATATGAGGGTGGTCAAGATGGATGGAGAACGATTTTGTGGAATGCGCGTGAACATTTAAAAAAAATACATGATCCAAACTATACAATGCAACCTCACACCTGGTTAGGAGGAAGAACAAGGAAAGATCGTAAAAGGAAAGATCGTAAAAGGAAAACTCGTAAAAGGAAAACTCGTAAAAGGAAAACTCGCAAAAGGAAAACTCGCAAAAAGAGAAAAACGCGTAAGAAAATTAGTAGGAAATAGTATGATTACCCGAAGTTAAATTATATAAAAACAATCTTTATATAATATAATAATGAACTTCTCAGAAGAATCTGAAGATATAACAAAATTATTACTACCAATGTTTGATAATGTTTTAGTTAAAAAGTCGCCATTAAAACAAAAAAAATTAGATAACATTTTGAAAATAATATATAATGATATTAAACTTGCGGACACATGGGCAAGTGCTGAATACACATTGAATAAAATCCGTAGCTATCTTAAAAAAGACGAATCAAAAGAAAAGTTAATACCACATTGGCTATTAAATGAAAGCAAATATATACCAGATTTTATTCGTGAGTATATTACTAAGAACCTGGATGGATATATGGTCTATACCTGTACAATTGGAGACCGAGAAGTAGAAATCTATTTTGGACTTCTCCATGAATCAGATTTTAATTCATTGGGAAAATTCGATAAATATATTAAAAAGATGATTATCTGGCTTAAAATAGCATTTCAATATGCACCTTCAATGTGTTCTAAAAAATTAAAAATATATGGTTTTTTAACACCGTTTCAAAAAAAACTTCCAGGCAATCAGTTTACAACTATTTCCCATGATCATTGTAATAGCGCGGTAACTACCTCTTGTACACCTCATGGTGAAATTATTGTATATAGAAAAGAAGAATTTCTAAAAGTATTTATTCATGAGACTTTTCATACATTGGGTTTAGACTTCTCTAAGATGCCTTTGACAAACTTTAATAAAAAAATAGTACGATTATTTCCAATTAATAGTGAATTTAATTTATTTGAAGCATATGCTGAATTTTGGGCATCCACAATGAATGGCTTAATTTCCGCTTACTTTCTAACAGATAAAAAAGAGGAGGAAGAATTCTATTTATATAGTGAGTTTTGTATTCGATTTGAACAAATATTTTCCCTATTTCAAATGATTAAAATACTTGATTTTATGGGTCTTACATATAGAAATTTATATGATAATGACAACATCAGCAACAGCATACGACGTTATCTGTTTAAAGAAAAAACGAATGTTTTTGCTTATTATATTATTAAGAATGTACTCTTGTATAACAATGCTGAATTTTTGGTATGGTGTAAAAAACATAATAATAATTTATTATCATTTAACAAAACAAATCATAATTTAGATGCATTTATTGAATTTATAATATCAACATACAAAAATCCCCAATTTTTAAGAGATATTGAAAAAACGCACGTTTTTTTAAAAAAACAAAAGGGAAATAGAGCAGAACCAAAATACAATAAACTAACCAAAACAATGCGTATGAGCGTCTGTGAAATAGGATTAAATTGAAATGAAATGAACTTCGAAATACAACACTATAAATAGTAAACCACAATTATGGGCATCCACTTACTACAAACATTCATAGCTTCATTAAACGACCACAGTATTAAAGAACAACATCTGCGCGAATTTTCAAATAAAAAAATCACAGTTGACATAAGTATCTACCTATATCGGTTCAAAGAAAAGGGCAATCTATTAGAAAATATTTATCTAATGTGTTCAATATTTCGCTATTATAATATTCACGCACTATTTATATTTGATGGGAAATATCTTAAAAATAAAAATGAAACAATGCGTAAACGCAAAGAATCTAAAAAACAAGCAAAAAAAAAATTCAATGCTATAAAAGAAAACTTACACAAATATAACGGAAATAGTAGAGTTAAAATAGAATTGCAGCTTGATACTTTAAGAAAACAATTTATAACAGTTACCAAGGAAGATATTAAAAATGTCAAAGAATTGCTTGATGCATATGGAATGGTATATGTTTCAGCAAAACACGAAGCAGATGAATTGTGTGGTGCATTAAATAATGAAATTTATGCGTGTCTTACAGAAGATACAGATATAATGGTCTATGGCTGTAAACGAATTTTCCGATATTTTAGTTTAATGAAACATACGGTAGTGGTTTATGATATGACACTAATTCACAATAATCTTAATATGACTTTATCCGATTTTCAAGAATTATGTATATGTGCGGGAAATGACTACATTACGAGTAAAAAAAACATATTTTATTATTATGAATTATTTAAACAATACAAAAGAACACCAACGGGATTTTTAGATTGGTTGCTACAAAAAAGGTATATATCTCTCCAAGAGTATCATCAAAGGCGAGAAATATATAATATATATACTTTTAAAACTCATGATCCGTTTGAAGATGTACCATACACTTTGATCAAAAATAAATATGTTAATAAACAAAAACTTTTGGAGATCTTAGAAACAGTGGGTTTTATATTTCCGTGAAATATCATTTGTCGTTATTTTAAAAAAATTTTTTTCCTGTAATTATACAATGCATTTTTTTAATATAAATATCTCCATCTCATATTGGAAATTTATCATTTTGAGTATAATATTATTGTTAATAATAGGTTTTGCGGTATGGTTGGTTTGTAGTTATTATGTTTTTAAATGGCTTAAAATGAATATTGATAGAGATTGTTTTTATTTTAATGAATATAATAGTGATTGTTGCAATATATTAGAAAAATACGGCGATTATCCTATAAAACGAATATATTTAGTGAGACAACCTATTACAAGATTTGTAAAATTACTATTAAATATTATTACGCTTTATAAATTTGAACGTGAAATGAAAAAATATATTGAAACAACCAAAAATAATGTATTTTTCCCATACCATACTTCTATTATGATTGAAATAGAATTGCCAAATAAGAATAGGAAAAATATATTAATAGAAAAAAATAACTCTATTAAATTTGCATCAGATTTTCGTATTTCTGACAAACAAGATATGCGTAAGATATCCTTTGGTGAAAAATACACTTTAAAACAAATTCTCGAGGAAACTCGGGAGAGAGTTGGAAATAATATTTTTTTTAATTGGCAAATCAGCAGGAACAATTGTCAAATGTTAGTAAAAGAAATATTAATTACGCTTAAGAAATTTACAAAAAAAAATAAAGAATTTATGTTTCAACATGAATTTACTAAGCATGTTAAATTTTCTGATTTTAGTTTACATATTATCAATACTATTAGTAATTTATACAATACCATTGAATATATTGTCGGCAACACCGTCTTTTGTTGAAAACTATATTTTAATCTTATAATTTATTAAATTTTAAGGTATTTTTTAAAAAATTGATCGTTGCTTATTGTTGTATAATTGCTAATACACAAAGTTATACTACAGATCATGAAATCTACTAATACTGTTCATTATCAAGGCAAGAAGGGCGACGGCTTTCAAGGTGACCAAAGTCAAGGTGAAGAAAAGAGGGACACCTCACCCATAGGTGATCCAGGAAGACCCACGATGAGGGGTATGTTAAGAAAAGAACGATCCGGTGGATATACTAAGTATACCATTTTATCCGATATCATTGATGAATCCGTTTTGCATTGTATGAAAAAACAAGGTCATTTGAAGATAGAGTTTCATCCTTCAGCAGTGGATGAACGTAAATTATCATCTATCACCATATTTGATGACATTGATAATGGTTTCACGGGTTTAGATATTGATGGAGAAAAAAATCCTTTGAATCTAATTCATTATGGAGGTATTCGTCATACAGAGGATGAAGAGTGGTCACAATATGGCGTTGGACTCACAGCTGCCTCCATGTGTTGCGCTAACGTTTGGACACTGACCACGCGCTATAAAATGCAAGAAGGCACATTTAAATATGTAACTTTGAAATTTTGCTGGGAAGATATGGCGACAAATAACGTTATACTTCCAGAAAGCAAAGAAATTTCGTATGAAGAATATAATAAGATAAACCCTTTTCACAAGGGTACTGTATTTAAATATACTGGTTGTTTTAACAATATATTCTCGGGTGATTTTAAAAAAAATGTACACCAATTAGTTAAAATGATTTCTACAAAATACTATAAAGCATTGATCAGCGAGGTATCTGGTGTCTTGCCAGAAGTTAAATACGCAGTATTTGACTCTATTGGAGATGAAACAGAATTCTCAACAATCAAAGCAGAAATCCCTCCAACTGAAAAAGAAGATCATCCGCATGTTATCAACAAATATAAAGTCCAACTTCGCCGAAATGACAAAGGAGATGAAAAAATTATTTATAAAGAAATTACAACTGCAGATGGTACTAAATGGCATCAGGAACAAAGTGAACATTCGAAATTTAACGCCATGTCAAATAAGGATTTTAATATTATTGAAAAAGACTTTCCAAAAATTGTTGATACACTGTATTATAATGGAACACGCGTTTCAGGGACAGAATGGTGCTCGTCCGGGCTTCCTCTGGGTTCTCTAGTTATTGAAAGATATGGTCGTATTATGACTGAGGATGTTCGTGAAGAAGGTAGTTATATTGGCTTCAATACGAGAAAATCAACTGGCGAATACAATTACCATTATTATCATCTGCAATATAAACACAAGCCTATTGGCGATAATTTTAGCGGTACATATCGTAAAATTATCGATGGAAATCTGATGATTAATGATACACCTTTAAATCGTGTATTAAAGGAAATTACTAGAAAACTTCAAGCTTGTATTGGCGCAGAAACAAAATTCAAAAAAACGTGGGCATCGAATTACAATGGTGTAAACTGGGATGAACAAAAAACTTATGCCGAAAATGTAGCTTGTGCTACGAACCATCCAGATATTGTACCAACTCCTCCATCAACTCCTCTGGTTGTACCAACTCCTCCAGCAACTCCTCTAGTTGTACCAACTCCGCCACTATCACCTCTGGTTGTACCAACTCCTCCAGCAACTCCTCTAGTTGTACCAACTCCTCCAGCAGATGACAGAATACTTCAATGTGTCTCGTCATTATCGGAATCGATAATGACATTCAAGGAAGCGTGGCCAGATATGGATATACTTGTGAAAAAGGAAATGAAAAAAGAATGTACGATAGTTGCGTTTTTGGTAAGCAAAAAAAATTAACTTAAATTAATTATCCTTTAATAACATTCAAACTATTAAATTTTTAATTGTTCACGAATTTTCATACTATCATAAAATACAATAGGTGGTTGTCCTCTTACATGATGTTGTAATTTTGCATCTTTTGTAGCGAGTAGTACATCTTTGGCAACTTCATTTTGTGAATATTTTGCTCGCTGACCCGCTTCCATTGCTTGTTGATTTCTTCCACTCGAGAAGAAATCTTCATCTATCGTTATTTCTTTTGGACGTTTCCAATCTTTCTTTTTGTATTTTCCTGTTTTACCACCCGCTGCCTTAGCAAATACCGGATCTTTCGAAATATCAGTTCCAGATTCAACGGTAAACTCTTGATAAAATTTAGGATGACCCTTTTTAAATTTGTTAGCATGGTAGTAATGTTCCACACTATTCCATGTTCTATTATCTAATTTGAATGGTCCCATGTAAAAATTCGACAATACCTTTCTCCAACCAGGCATCGAAGCCAAATCTGCAAAATTCTTAATATTTCTTGGTTCTATTGTCTCTCCGGCACCTTTGCCTGGTAATGGTTTATCGGCGGACTTTGAATAGAATTGAAATACTGTTGTTTCATCAAATTTGGGCTTCTTCGATAAATCGGACCCTTCATCTTCTGGCTCTTTTGAAGGGTCCCCCTGGTCTTCTGGTCCGGCATCGTCGCCTGGTGAGAGAGAACTCGTTGGGGAATCTTTCATACTAATTTGCAGTAACTTAAATTTCGGTATATAATTATACATATTTTTTCCTTTTGATTCCATACATTTATCCACAATCAATTTTTTAATTTTAACAGGAATATCCTTAAATTCGAATATCTGTTTCTGTTTATAAGTAATTAATTTATAATGATTACCAGTATAATCCAAGATAATATAATACTTTGGTTTAAATACTCCTTTTTTTACCATTGAATCTGGGGCCATATCACCACAAGATAATACGTTATCATAATCCCTGTGTTCATAGTTATAGCTTGATAATATAATTAACTTAACATTTAATATCATTTCTAATATTTGAATGGTCCAGGACTCCGCCCAAAAACGACAAGTTCGCATTTTTTTTTTGAGTTTAGCTAGCGTGTCAATTCCTCGCATCCAGCGATATTCATATAATAATTCTGATGCAGCTTTTTTTTCTTTTTTTGCTTGTCTAAACTTTCCAATTATAGGTTTTGATTGATCTACTAATTTTTTCTTTTCATCTCTATCCTTCGTTTGACTATAACGTTGTTTTAATATCTTATTCGAATTCTGTAATTTTGCCAATTTCGTCGATAAAGTTTTTACTTCAGTATCATACATATCATACTGTTCTTTAAAATTCTTAAACACCTCTTCTGTCGCAGCATTACTTGCAATAGATCGTAAATCTTCAACAGTCACAGTTTTTCCAATACCAGAATAAGCATCTCGAATTGTAGCAAATAAACAATCGCCGCTACCTTCGTTATCTACTATACCATAATTTTCGTTTTTCATAAATTTCTCCACCCAATTATGACCAGAATGTTCTTTAAAATTGGTTTCTTGATCATTTTCTTCGGCAACCACATCATCAGAAATAATAGGTTTTTCATCATCATCTTCTTCGAACAATTCTTGTATAATTGTTTGTTTATTCGGAACTCTACTATCCTCAGATAATTCTGTAAAATCATCTGATGGTGATTTTTTCTGTTCAGGAGGTTTTTTCGTTACATCTTCTGCTGGTGGGGTAGGTATTTTTGCAGGTGATTTTTTCGTTGCATCCTCTTCAGGAGGTTTTTCCATTTCACCTTCTGCGGGTAGAGTAGGTGGTTTTACAGGTGGAGTAGGTGTTTGTTTCTTTTTTTGACCTAATTCTTTTCGAATAAATGACTCATTTATAAATTTATATAAAAGTGGCAACGGATTTTCTAATAAACTTATATCAAAATCATTATCTTCATCAAGCAATGAGGTATAAATATTAGAGGGGAATTCATATATTCCCATTTGTAATATGACTTCACCATCGTTTGTTAAATATACTGGGATATATAAAACATTTTTATCAATGAATGTATATTTCACTTTGCCTAAGGCGATTACCACTTCCAAATCAGGAAATAATTCAATTTGATATAATTGCGCATCATAATCTAAATCTTCAGAATCAATAAATTTAACTGCGGGATATTCAATACTTTTATCAATTTGCGAAAGCACCATATATTCTAATCTAATATTAAAAATTGTCTTAAATATTTATCTTTCTTAATTTCTTCCATGTATTTCCATAATTTTTTCCTTTGATAAACTTTTTGGATATTAACAGGGTCTTTTTCAAATAATACTATTACTTCAACCAATTCATTTTTTCGTTTTTTTCGTTTGGAAATCTCGTAATAATCTGCTATTTTCTCCAAATCTTTTTTAATATAATTTGTTTGGTAATCTAATTCTGAGGCTAGATAATCATCCATACCCAATATAGCCTCCTCTTCATAAATATATTCGATTTCTAGGTCTGGTAATGCTTCATCCAATGCATCGACTTGTTGTAATACGTCTTCATAGGATACTTGTTCATTGTTTTTTTTGTTTTCTTGCAAAGAATATTGTAAATTAGCAGAGTTACGAGTCATATAAATATAAATATGTGATTGTATTTATATTTATATTACTAAATAAATTGAAAAGAATAAAAATTATAATTTAATACTATTAACCTCCTTAGCAAACACAATCTAAAGATGTCCCCTATGTCAAAATCAATATGGATTTTCACCTTCCTATTATTTACAATGAAATTTGTTATAGCGACTGATGATGATGATGATATCGCTGGAGAGATCGTCACTGATTTAATCATCGGAGCAGGAGTAGCTATATGTGAAGAGTTTGTTGTGTGTAAACTAGTCATGATTATAATGGGTTTTGTCTGTGCAATTATGGTTCTTATCGGACTGTGTTCAGGCGAAATCCGTTGCGAAGATATTTGTAATCGTCGAACTGCTAGACGCAGTTTTACCAGTGGAGTCGGTTATGGTGTAACACGATCTTTCCGTAGATAATATTAATTTTAAAAATTATTAAATTATTTATTTATATTTAAATAATTTAAAATATATTTTTCATAATAAATTATAACAATGTCCAATCTGGTCGTCTCAAAATCGAAAAAATATACTTGGCCTCCTACCACAGATCAAATTAAAGACATAGCAACATCGGCTTTAAATCAATCCCAAGATAAAGATGTTAGAGTATTAGTATATTGGGTTAATAACCCAGAGTTAATGATTTTTGATCCTATTCATTTTGCGGTTACAGATTATGTAAAGAGAAAATATGAACACAATGAGAGAACAATTGAAGTAATTATAGGAAAAGAAGATTAAAGTTCTTCTTCTAAATCCATAAATTTAAATACTACCTTATTACTAAGACTCGGATGATTTGAAACCTTTCTCTTTGTCATATCTTCAATAAATTCTACACATTCATCCCAACCAAAAGTTACATCAAGTTTATACGCTTCTAATCTCTCCTTCCCACCATTGATCAAAATCACAATGTTTTCTGCAAATTCTGCAACTTCCTTTTTTTTGTTTTCCATGTCCATAAAATTCAACATTGTTTCTTTTAATTGTTTAATAAGTTCAAATATAGCCACTTCCTTTATTACATCATTATTCATTAGATGAACAAAGAAACTTCCAATAGAACGCCGTTTTTCATTTTCTTTGTTAACTTTGCAAAATTCATCATAATCTTCTTCTGCGCTCACATAACGAATATTATTAAATAATAATAGGAAATTATTAAAATTCTTTTTATAAATTTCATTCATAGCAGGAAATGTAGATAATATAGTTTTATATAATTTGGCAAACACTGCCGACCAAAATTTATTTATACTACCAATTTCAAATATGGCTTCGCCAATCTTTTCCAAATCTTCTTCCTTACAATTCTTACCAATAATAGTAGTCAGAGATTTCATTATATTTTTTTCCATATCTTCATAATTATTACTCGTGAGTTTATTAAGTAATCCACGCAATTCATCAATGTCTTTATCAACTCCCTCCTCCTTTTTAGTTAATTCTGTTGTTTTAAAATTTCTAATTTCGGCCCAATCTGCGCCTGAAATCACCTGTCTTTGACGCGACGGTCTATTATTATTACGAGAGCGCTGATGTTTGAAAACAGGTGTTTTTTGATAAGAGGGTGCGCCTACCAGAGAGGCTAAATTATTTATTATATCGATAACATTTTGTGCTAAAAATTTATTTACATTTATTTGATTTGCCTGTGGAAAATGTCTTAAATCATATTGATGGTCAGCCAGTATTGAAGTCATTGTGTACTACATTTATTTAACTGTTCATATTTATATCAATTTTTATGTAGATATAAAAATTGAAAACAATATATTATCAATAAACTTAAAAGCATAATACCACACATATATAGATGTCCGAAAAGACCAACCATACGTATACAGAAATCAATGAGTGGGATGATCCTACTCTAAATCTTCGTCCAGCTTTACTTAGAGGTATTTATGCCTTTGGGTTTGAAAAACCCTCACCAATTCAAAAGAAAGGACTAATTCCTCTTGTCCAACCAGGACATAAAGGAAAACGCCGTGATATTATTGCGCAAGCACAATCAGGAACGGGAAAAACAGCATGTTTTGGTGTAGGTTCACTTCAAATTATAGATCACGAACTACATTCCACGCAAGTTCTTATTTTAGCACCAACACATGAATTAGCCAGCCAGATTAAGGGCGTAATCACGGATATCGGACGTTTTGAAAAAGTTAAAGTACAACTACTCGTCGGTGGAACATCGGTTGATGGTGATAGGTCTAAGTTAGATGAAGATCCACCACATATTGTCGTAGGAACACCTGGACGTGTACATGATATGATTCGTAGAAAATATCTTAAGACCGAAAAGATTGATCTTATTGTACTGGATGAAGCAGACGAAATGCTGTCCGCAGGATTTAAAGATCAGATTTATAAAATTTTCCAGTATATGCACAATGATATCCAAATTGGACTATTTAGTGCTACAGTGCCAGAAACTTTAGAACAATTAACCGCTCGATTTATGAGAAATCCTATTAAAATTTTAGTTAAAGCGGACATGCTAACACTTCAAGGTATAGCTCAGTATTATATTAGACTTGATAGTGATGAACATAAATATGCAACCATTAAAGATCTATTTGAAGGTCTAACTATTTCACAAGCAATTATTTATTGCAATTCTACGCGTCGTGTAGATGATTTAGAAGAAGCAATGGTTCAGGATAACTTTCCTGTCAAGAAAATTCATGGAAAAATGGACGAAGATGAGCGAAAGGAAGTTCATAAAGACTTTAAAAATGGTGGATGCAGAGTGCTAATTACTTCTGATTTATTTGCGCGCGGAATTGATATCCAACAAGTTAGCGTTGTTATTAATTTTGATGTACCGAAAAGTGAGCATACATATCTTCATCGTATCGGTCGTTCTGGTAGATGGGGAAGAAAAGGTATTGCTATTAACTTTGTTACACGTCATGATGGGGCTAAGTTGAAACATTTTGAAGAATATTATAATACACAAATTAGCGAGATGCCGGGAGATTGGTCAAAACATCTTAACAGTATGTAACTCGTCGAATATTAATACTTAATATCTCTAACTTCTTTAATGTTAATTAAAGAAATTAATAAAAATTTTTTACTTCCAATAGAATTTGATAAACAAAAACAAGAAATTTTCGAAAACTTATATGCAGATTTAGAGTTATTAAAACAGGTTGGTTCAAACAAAACTATATATAATAAAACCTTTAGACCTTCGTCAAAAATAGGACACGAATTGCTTGATAAATGGTGTAAATATTATACAACGAATACTGAGTTTTTAAAAGATTCGCAAAAGCTATATAATTCAGTTGGTAAAAGTAATTTATTTCCAACAAAACCAATAATAGAAAAATGTTGGAAAAATTGGACTGACATTAAAACAATGGATAATTTTATTGAAAAATTTCAATATATAGAATGGGAAAAACTTGAATTTTTAAATAAATCTGAAATGTTTTTAGCGATTCTTACATTTTATCAAACGATATCACCCCTGCTAAGTTTATTAGCACCAATAATATTATTAATTATACCATTTCTAATTCTTAAAGTACTAAAAAAACCAATAACAATAGAAGAATATGTGCAAGTCTTAAAACAACAATTAGATAAACATAGTATGGGTCAACTATTTACCAGATTTGATTCTTTATCGTGGGGTCAGCGAATATATTTAATAATGTGTTGTGGGATGTATGTCTATCAAATATATCAAAATGGTTTAGCATGTTATCATTTTTATTTAAATACAAAACAAATAAATCAAACATTCCGATCATTAAAGCTATATTTAGAACATACTAAATCTCAAATGAAAACCTATATAACATTAATCAAACCATTGAAATCTCATACTGCATATAGAGACTATATTAACAATAAATTAGAACATATTGAAAAATTATCAAATATTATTAACAGTATTCCTTTAACCACATTGAATCCACATAAATTCGCATCTATGGGAAAAATTATGAAAGAATTTTACATATTGCAAACAAACCCAGAAATACAAAATTTATTATTATTTACATTTGGATTTAATGGATATATAGAATGTATCCATGGCGTAAGCACTAACATTAAACTTCAACAAATTAATAAAATCAAAATTAAGAAAAGTAAGAAAGTCAAATTGCATATTAAAAACGCATATCATCCTTGTATTTCTGATAATATTGTGGAAAATACAGTTGATATGAGTAATAACATAATTATAACAGGACCCAACGCAGCTGGAAAAACAACCTTATTAAAAACAACCGTCATCAATGTGTTATTAGCACAACAAATAGGATATGGTTTTCATCAAGGAGGTTATATAACTCCTTTTCATTCCATACACTGTTATTTAAATATACCTGATACGAATGCAAGAGATAGTTTATTTCAAGCAGAAGCTAGACGTTGTGTCGATATTTTAAAATGTATAGAACAAGATAAAAATAAAAAACATTTTTGCATTTTTGACGAATTATATTCGGGAACGAACCCATATGAAGCAGTTGCTACAGCTTATAGTTATTTAAATTTTATAACTGAAAATCCCAATATAAGATTTATGTTAACAACGCATTATATTCGCCTTTGTAAATTATTTAGAAAACATACACAAGTTTGTAACTATAACATGGAGACAAAAACCAAAGATTATATACCAGAATATTCTTATAAAATGGTAAAAGGTGTCTCAAAAATTAAAGGAGGAATAATAGTTTTAAAACAATTAAACTATCCAACAAAAATTTTGAACGAAGCTAATCAAATTATCAATAAACTATAAATTTCGTTTATTTAGATAAATTAAAAAATATTAGAAAATAAACAAAGATGAGGCTTTTTTTAATTAGTTTAGGAGTGACCTGTTTGCTTTGTGTCATTTTATTTTTATATTTCAGAAATAGAATTAGTAGAATGGAACAAAAAGTAGACTTAATGTTTCAATTAATTCAAGAATACGAACAAAATAAAATTATTAATCAAAATCATCCTCGAAATGATACACAATCCGTGCCTACAGTAGCATTTCAAGATACACAAATGGGGAGCACTGAACATCGAGTAGAAGCAAATTTAATTAATGTTTCTGATGATGAATCAGACTATTCAGATAGTGATGAAGTTAGTGATGAAGAGGGTGATCTTTTAAATATTAAAGAAACGGTAGTTGGTGAAAATATAAAATCAATTAGTTTATCGGGAGCGGAAATTGAATCTCTCAAAGTTGAACCCGAAGATGATTTAGATGATATTAGTGATTTTGAAGAAACAAATATGGACGATATGATTACTTTAGAAGAGGTAAACAATGATGAGATAGAAGTAGAGGAACAAGAAGAAGATGCTGATGAACACCAAGAAGAAATCGAAGAAATCATAGTAAAAAAAATAGAAGTTAAAGATGATAAACCTTTGAAAGAAAAAACTGTTAAAGAGTTAAAACAACTTGCAGGAGAAAAAGGATTTACCAATTATAAAGGTCTCCGAAAAAATAAACTTGTTGAATTATTAGCAACCGGTCAATAGAAAATAATATTAGTCTAATATAAATGAGTTGGGGTACTTGCTATAAAGGATCAAATAATATTCATCCTGGATTTCCAGCATTGATGAGTGATGGACAGTGGGCTACAAATTGGGAGCCAGCTTGTACCATTAATAAGGCACTTAAAAAACAAGTTGGAATTACTAATAACTATCAATATAGACAATATTTAATCAAAAATGCTGATAATATTATAAAAAAAAATCAACTGGGGGCATGTGACAATTGTTGTGCTTGTTGGGAAAATTATGAAGATAGAAATGCTGTCAAATGTCCCAATAAGTATATTTTCAAATCTTGTACCGATCAATCAAAACCATTTGGATACCAAAATTCAGATCTTAAAAACTTATATATATCATCCAAAGCATTAGAATCTCGATTGGTTGCTCCCATTATGTCCCAATCACAAATGCTTAATTTACCAAACTTTAATTAAATACTAATTACATAACAAATAGTATTTAAAATTAAATAATATTGATATGTAATGAAGATATTGAGTATAGATGTTGGAATGAAATGTTTAGCATATTGTCTTTTTACTACAATCGACAAAGAATATAACATTGAGAAATGGGGTATTATTGATTTATGCCACCAACAAAACCATAAATGTTGTGGTAAAATTATTAAAAAAAATAAATCTTGCGAAAAAAATGCAAAATATCATAAAAATTCTCAGTATTTTTGCAAAATACATGCGAAAAAACAAGCTTTTAATATACCCACCAACGAACTTAAACAAGTTTATATTAAAAAAGCAAAGATTGATGTTCTTAAACATATTTGTAAAAAATACGACATTATTCAAGATGTCAAGAAGAAAAAAATTAAAAAGACGGAATATCAAGAATTAATATTAAAGGAATTGGAAGAGAATTATTTGTCTTTTGTCCCCACAATTAAAACGGCAAATATAAATATGGTTACATATGGACAGAGAATGAAAGCAGGATTCGAAAACTTATTAAAAGATATTACTGTTGACCGAGTTATTATTGAAAATCAAATCGGACCTTTAGCTTTACGAATGAAAACATTGCAAGGAATGATAATGCAACATTTTATAGAAAAAGGATGTCCAATCATTGAAGAAATTTCCTCATCCAATAAATTAAAGGATTATCTCACCAAAAAGAAAACCAAATATAATGAAAGAAAAAAATTAAGTATTAAGATAACACAAGAAATATTGAAAGAAAATAATAATTTAGATGCATGGATTCCTATTTTTATAGAACACAAGAAGAAAGATGATTTAGCAGACTCTTTTTTACAAGGTATTTGGTATATTAAATATAAATTATCCTGAAATAATAAATAAATTATATTTAATTGCGTCTTACTTAAAATTAAAAGTTCTAGTTTAATCATAATGAACGAGGTTATTAATATTACACCCACAGAGCCAAAATTATCAACATCAAATGTTGGAGATGTTGGAACTATTAAATTAAACAATTTACCACCATTAGATACTACCAATACTCCGAAAAAAAGTGTTAATTTTGGACCCGGTATAGAAATGTTAATGAATGATAAACGCCGCTCATCATCTCCGAAATCGGATATCAAATTATCTGATTTAGAATCTTTGGATACAAATATTAATTTAAACGTTTCAAATAAGTCTTCCAATACAAGTAGAAAAGAAGCGACTGCTGCCATGTTTGGAGCTGTTCCGTCAAAAGATGGTAACTCAGTTAAAGGTATTACCTTAAATGTAACTGAAAAAGTAAATGTTCCTTCTGTAAATCCCACAGCCACTACTACTGCTGGTCCTGCTTTAGGAGCAGCTACTGCTCAAAACCCGAATAATGAAAAAACTTGGGATGGTTTTAAAAAATTCAATGAAATACCTGTTGATCCTACAAAACAAATACCAAAGACTCCACAACTTTCTAATGATCAAATATTAAGAGAAAAATTAAAAATATTACGAAAATTGGAAGCATTAGAAAAGAAAGGTATTCAATTGACGAAAAAATACAATATGGATAGTCCACTATCGGAAATGCAGGGAGAATATGAAATGATTAAACAAGAAAAAGAAAAAAACAATTCGGTTAAATTCCAAGGAAAAATGTTGATGGCAGCTGTATCTGCCATTGAATTTCTTAATGCCAAATTTGATCCTTTCGATGTTAAATTAGATGGATGGGGTGAATCTGTTAGTGAAAATTTAGATGATTACGATGATGTTTTTGGAGAATTACATGAAAAGTATGGTGGTAAAGCAAAGATGGCACCAGAATTAAAATTACTATTTATGTTAGGTGGAAGTGCTGCAATGTTACATATGACTAATACTATGTTTAAATCCTCAATGCCTGGTATGGACGATATTATGAGACAAAATCCAGAGTTAATGCAACAATTTACGCAAGCTGCAGTGAATAGTATGAGTCAAGAAAATCCAGGATTTGGTGGTTTTATGTCTGGGGTCATGGGAGGAGCGCATGGTGTTCCCCCTATGCAAGCACCCGCTTCAGGTCCTCCCGGACCGCCACCAGCAATGAGAAGAAGACCACCACAAATGCCACAAAATATGAGAGGAAGACCAGATGTTGGTATGGCAAGGGGAGTAGCTCATTTTGATGATGCAATTAATATGGAAGAAAAGTTCGAATCAGTTAATACTAAAAAATCGGTTAGAAGACCCAGACCTGAAATGAAAGGACCTGGAGATATTAATGAGATTTTATCTGGACTAAAAACAAAACGTGTGAATATACAGAAACCAGACAATAGAAGTACAATAAGTGTAGAAGACCTTAAAGATATGAAATCGTCTAATTTAGATATTCCTAGAAAATCAATACGAAAACCGCGTTCTGAAAAAACTACAATTAGTTTAAACCTTTAGATATTTTAATCCCATTATATATTAATATATAATGGCACAAGAGGACAATCAATACTATGTAAATAAGATGTTTTCCAATGAAACAAAAGACACGTCGGTTGAAGAGAAGCAGGAAGATATTGACCCCGCGTTGTTTCAACAAAACTGTGGAGGTTTATCATCTGATACAAATAGTGGTCGAACTAGTTTTATTGGAAATAGTGAAAAACTGCGATTTATAATCGTTGGTATGGGATTAATGGGTTCGGGCAAATCAACAGGATTTGAACGAGCCCGACAATATTGCACCTTATTAAATTCTGCAGCAGCACGCAAACCTTGGGAAACAATTGAGGATGGAAAAGTATCACATGATTATAATATAGTAAATAATCAAAACTATAAAAGAAATGTTCGTAATTTATTCAAAAACTCTGAATACTCCAAATTCACACCTTGGACTGAAGCAGGTTGGAATAGTATGTCCGCAACAATAAAAACTCAATTTGCTGCAAAAATGTATGATTTATATAATACTACTAGACATGGTGTTGAAATTGTTGACAGTGATAAACCTGATATTAAATCATTCCTTAGCACAGAAATAGCTGAAAAGACACGAAAAGATTTAACTCGAAAATTAAATCTACATTTAGAAACCCCTGGTGAGTCTCGACAAGCTAGAAAGAGACGCATACAAGAAGAATTTAAAAACGAACCTTTAAAATTTTCAGCAGAGCAAAAGAAAAAAATTTTAAATATTAAAACAATTGGTGGTAGCGCGGTTACTTATCGCGCTCTTCGTCAAGCTATTATAGATGGTAAAAATATAGAGTATGAAGCAATAGGTACTAGTTTTTCTACAATCAAAACTATTTTTGACGTAATCGTAGAATCAACCAAAAATTGTAAAGACTTTGTATATATAGTTTTAGGTGTGCTTAATTTATGTTCAATACAAGATTCATATAATAGGCAATTATGTCGTTATTTTCAAGATGCCGGTCATTTCGTTAAAACTTTGAAAGCTGGAAATTCTTGGACAAACACTAAACGGTGGTTTGCTATAGATTGGGGTTTGGGAAATAATGCACCAGATATAATTCGTAACACTCCCGCTCCTAAACTTAGTATAATCACAACGAATCAAAGATTAAACCAAAAATTATATAACAATATAAAAGAACTAATTCAGACCTGTAACCAAAACTCACTAGATGCAGAGAATGTCTATAAAGGTCAGTGTCACGGTTTTGGAATTGATATTTTATTAATTTCTCACACAACTCTTAATAAAACAACAGACACTATAATAGCTACGCTGCCATTAAGTATAAGATCGCAACACTTAGTTAAATCTACTACAGGACAACAGTCCATTCAGAATAAAAAATTTTATCATAATTTAGTAATTGCAATATTAGACAGTCTACTAAAAGCAAATCCTTATGGTAAAAATCCTAGAATACAAGATAAGATACAATGTTCACAAATGCAAGGTGTTCCGGATGAGGTTAGTGAAATTATAGATAATCTAGTTAAAGCGAAGTTTTCAAATAAGTTGAAACGAAAAAAAGAATTAAAAGCGTTAAGAAAAAGTGGCTCGCAAAAAATATGGACAAAAAGTATGGGTGGAAGATCTCGAATTCGAAAAAGAAAAACACGCCGAAGAAAAAGAAAACGAAAAACTCGTAAAAGAAAACGAAAAACCCGCAGAAAACGACATTAATCTTTCATGGCCTCTTTCACCTCTATTGCATTCGATACTTCTTTTTTAATATTTATACAATTTTTATTTCGTTCAGCATCTTGTGCCCCACCCATTGTTTCAGAACACATTTTTTGCCAAATATGAGTCAACTTATCATCTTCTAAGAAATTGGGGTGTTTATCTTCCCACTCTCTTATTTTTAATATCTGTTTATGTGTGATTTTAGCTATAGAATTATCAATTTTCGAATGTTGGTTATCTTTTTCCCACTTATCCTCTTCTTTTACATAAAATTGCATACGTTTCTTATCACTACAATGGATTGGTCTTTCTTTTGGATCCATATCCTGTAATTGTTTAACAAATATATTGCTAATGCCTTTTACATAACCATGTTGTTGTGTATACATTAGATCATCTAAAGATATTTGTACTTTATTTACAAAATCGGTTAAGTTCATTGCATCCTTGCACTCTTTATTTAAATACATATTAATAGTCATTTTATTAGTACAATTATTATTTACATTTGCCGGTCTTTCCGCTATTTTAATCATTGCATCTGTAAGTTTTGGTAAAAGTTTTAATAATTGATCTGCACTTGTAGAACTCTCATCTACCTTCTCAATTTTAAAATTATGTTTTAACTCTTCTTCTACATTTATTTTTTTATTAATCTTTATTTTTTCATTTGTTTGATTTATTAGATTTATACTACTACAATCTTGTTTATGATTCATTAAATTTGCTATACTATTAAATCGTGAATGACATCCTTCACAAACAAACAAACAAATAGAATTATTTGGTTTCACATCACATTTAATCTTGTGCCTCCAGAGTGTAGTACGACTGTTAAAATTACATTTGCAATTTTTACATACATATTGTAATGACACAGTGCTTGTTTTTTTTGTTTCATTTTGCTTTAAAAGCATTGATTTTTGTGTTTCATGTGATGTTTTTATAATATGTTTTTTTGTTGCAATATGTGTCATAAAGTTTGATTTTTTACTCGTGTAAAAGTCACATACTTCACATTTAAATTTTATTTTTTGCTTTTCTATAATGGATTTTTTGTGTTCACGCATTTTTTTTTGCTTGTGCATTTTATATATGAAACATATAAAAATGCCTAAATTGTTTTTCTTACAAAACAAAGAAAAAAGTTGATGTAGTGTTGAAAAAATAGGTTTTGTTTTTTACATTACTACACATTGGGAGAGTTTTCCTAAATGTGTAAAAAAAACAACATTAAAAAATACTCAGAATCTCATTTTGGACATTTTTAAAATGTCCAAAACTCAAAATGTCTACCGACTTTTAACTCCCAAAACGTGAGTTCCTTTTTTTCAGTGCCTTTTTTTCAGTTATTCCTCTCAGTAACTTTATTTTGTGATAAAACTGACATTTGTTTTGGAAACATATATAGATTTATGAAATAATTTAATTTAGTTGAATTACCACGTTGTATATATTCTGTAGAAACATATATTTTCCCTTCATTCGTTCTAGTATAAAAAGAAACGTAATCTTCATCATCTTCATGAATCACAAAAGCCATATACATAATATATTTATTTTATATATGGTTCTAGGATATTTATTATATGAAGCTGTAGATTTAGGCGTTAATGTAGTAAAAATCACTTATAATGGCGCGAGAGGTGTTTATTATTGGTGGTATGATACGGATTATCCAGAGGTAGAAAGAGAAAAACAAGCGATAGCAGACATGGAAATATTAACAAAACGCATAGAAGAGTTGGAAAAAACATTAAAAGATAAAACTGATTAACATTATTTTTTACGGCGTCTTCTTCTTTTTAAGGTTTTGTTCTTTCGTTTCTTTCTGTATTTTCGCAGTGTTTTTTTGCGCCTACCACCGTGCCAACTTTGAAAAAGGATATTTCGCTTTCGTAGTGGCCCTGTATGAGAATTTTCTAATGGAAGAAACACGTTATTACCATGAAGACGCATATTATTTTCTGGCCACACTTGTTTAGGATATTTACCACTAGGAGGACCTACAAAGAACCATTTTTGTCGATTTTGTTGGGGTGCTGTTAAATGTAAATAGCCAGCAGGTCTCCACCCACCAGGAGCTCCTGCTGGTAGAGATACTGCTGCATATGGATTAATATATTGAGGTGTTCTAGTTGCATTATCCGGAAATGTCCACAATGGAAACCCATTTATATTTATTCGAAATGTACTTTTTCCAGGAAATGTAACAATATTAGGTAAAATAAATTGCGTATTAATTTCGTTACCCGCTAATCGTGTTCTGGGTCGTGGAACATCTGAAGCGGCATTTAACTTAAAAAATTTATATTTTTGCAATAAATAAATATAATCATTATACTCTGGAAAGCCACCAATAGCGAAAGGGTTTGCCAAAACCATCCATTTTGCCCATTTTATAGCTTCTGTTTTATAAAATCTGTTTTTTTTGATTTGTTGCCAAGTTACTTGTGGTCGAGACGCTTGTGCTGGTATTTGGGGGATTGGCCAAGGGGGAGCAACGTAACCAGCTGCGGTCGGATCCCAGGGAGCAACACCGGCATCAACGGGTATTGCATATTGCATTCTATTTGGTTTGAGTAACCACGTTCCAAAGTGTACCAACAGCCCTCCTGGTCGTGCAACGGGGGCTGGTAATTCGGGGTAGGGTTCCCAAGGTGTCAAAGTATGAGGAACATCTTCATCATCATTAGCATCAAAAGGATTATATAATACATATTGATATAAAAGAATTAGAATTTGGATTCGAGCAAGTGGTAAGGTATTTAATCGTGGCAATTTTCCTTGAACCAAAATACCCTGTAAATTTTGCGCGGCAGCTTGTATAGGACCTGCAGGAAGTCCTGCGGGGTCATTTATAAATTTATTTAATCTTTTAAATAAAATAATTACCATTAATGGCTTTAAAGACATTCCTAATGGTGAAAATGGAAGAGGCCAAGGCGGTTTATTAAAAGGAGGAGGTTGTGGATTATACCATGCTCTCATGGGTGCGGAATTAGGAGTTATACTAACAGCACCAGCAGCCAATCCATTTGGATATTGTACTGATTTTGATGTCAAAGCAATTGCTGGCTGCAAAGTCCAGGGATCAAATGGAAAACGTGAAGGATTTGGATCAATGAGTGGCCATCCTGCTGTTACCCCTGCATTAAAATTTACAGATTGTCTGCAATAATATTCTTGCTCCCAATAATCTAATGCTTTTTTTCTATTGTTATAATACAACTTTATATTAGCCGCGACGATATTACTTTGAGTAGCTTTTTTAAATTTTTTCTCAAACTTTTCTGATGTAGAATCTGTAAATAAACCCGGAGCTGAATGATATTTATCCTGAGCAATGTTTTTAATATCTGTTAATTGACTACTACATAAAGAGGACGCTTTTTTAAGTTTTCCTTTTTTGTTGTTGTTGTTTTGGTGTAAAGTGCGGGTAGGATTAATCTTATTTCCTTTTCTATATTTTCCTGTGAGTTTTACCTTCAATATAATATATAAATTAGTATCTTGGAAATTGGTCAAATTATTTGTAATATAAAATTTAAAAGGGCCTGTAAGATTATCGAGATTTTTGGGTAAAAATTCCCATTCAAAATCACTTATCCTAAAAATTTTATCATGTTGAGAATTAGAATTAAATTGTCCTCTAATAACTGTAGGAGGATATAATGGATTTGGAAATGCTAATTCATTGCCAGAATGAAAATGTGCATCTAACCATTTTTGTAATTCATTATTAATATCAGTCCATTTTCCATTTGAAATATCTCTTGGTTTAGCATACGCAGCTGATTTATCAGTACGCCCAATAGTTGGGAAATCGTAATTCCCTGGTAAACCAAAACTTTGTTGTTGTTGTTGTTTTGGTGTAAGTGGACCTTGCTTTGGTTCTTGTTTGGTCATTCTTGTAGAATAAAAAATAGTATGTTTTCCAGTAACATTTGTCGATAATTCAATAAGTAACTCATAATTATTTTGAGCTCTACTTGCGGTTCGGCGAGTTGCTTTATTAATGACTTTTTCATTTAATTTCTTACCTATTTTTTTCCTTATTCTTTTTCTTAATGTTTGACGTGCTATATCCAAGAACGAAGTCGGAGCTGCTGCCTGTGGCGGAACTGGAACTCCGCCAATAGGTGGGGCTGGTAATTGTAGCATTGTATCTGGTTTGGGCAAATCTTGCATAAGTTTTTGTAGTTCTTTCCGAGAAAAATTAGGCGCTGATGGTAGTTTATCTATTTTATTTCCCGCATTATCATATATTTTCCCATAAGTAAATGGTGGTGGTAAAGGTCGTCCATCGCCATTTTTTGCTGCATTATATTCATTTTTTGCTGTTTGTAATTGAGCGGGTGTGGGTTGTGGAGGTTGACCTGGAGCGCGTGGCGCCGGCATAGGTGTTAGTCCGTTTATTTGTAATAGGGTAGCCATATATGTACTTATATATAACTTTTATTTTATTATAAGAGTTATATCTAATCGTTTAAGCGTTACGATGTCTTAAATATATCTGCTTTTGCTTCTGTTTTTTGAGTTTCTTTAATGTTTCGAGGGCATCTTCCTCCTCTTTTGCTGTTACATAACCGTCGTCATTGAAATCAACCGCCGTGGCATAATTTCTCAAATAAGCCGGTAACACACAATATTGACTATCCTCATTAAACAAATGATCTGCCATTGCAACAAACGCTCCGGTAAGTAAAATAGCATAAACAATATCTCGTGTTCCGGACCACATTATAGCAAAAATCAGAAACTGTCTGCCTAAAGAATTTTTAATATATTGTTCCTGTGACTTGCTTAATTTGATAGTAATATACTTTGAACCAATATTTAACATAATTACCATTAGTCCAATAAATAAAGGATGTGTATTTAATGTGTGTAAATGGTATCTTATTTTATCTATAAACGGAATTGGTCCGTTTATAAATTTTTTTGTAGTTCTCTTTACCATATTTAATATAAAAAGAGATTAAAATTTATAACCATTTTTCTTTGAAATTTGCGAGATGATCTTTGATATTTGAAATATACCCAGATGAAGCTGTAGTGAGTTTATTACTTATTGTATTTTTCATAGATGTTGCAGAATATTTATTTTTTTCACAGCGAAGAGTATTGCAATTTGTCAAAGGTTCTTTGTTATTCAATTTACAACTGAAAATAACAGATCCGAAAATTAGTATAAGTAAAAATATAGATAACTTGTTCATATACTATATTTTTAGAAGTTAATTTTAAAATGCAATTCCACCACCATTATTTGTACATCCGTTAGCTTGTTGGGATGCCGACATTTTAGCATTTAATGCATTGATTTTTAACATACGCGATAATCCGATTTGATCAGTGCCTGTAACTGGGAACTGTGATGGTTGTAAACGAGCATTAATATTGGTATATCTCTCAATTGCTCCTGAACCATGTAGTTGCGATTGCTTCTGTGTTAGCTCATCTGAACATGGATTTTCACCTTTACATTCACCACAAGCACAAGAAGCAGAGCATTTTCCAGCATTGCAGGTACTCTCACAAGCACACGTTTTGGGTTCACCTGATTCGTTTATTGCTTTTTTACAGGTTTTCTTACAAGCACCACAATCCTTATCTGAAGAACAAGAGGCACCTACTTTTCCGCCTACAACACCTGGGATTAACATTCCTCTTTCAAGAGTTGCTTTGTCGCCTGTTGAAGATAAGCCTTCCTTATAAGACTCTTGGAGTAATATCATAATGATTGCGGCTAAAAGACCGGCATTTATACCATATTGTTTAGCAAGTAATCCTACAATGACGATCATAATAACTATTCCTAAAGTGGTATTTGCTGTATTTACTAAAAATTTAGGTCTTTCATAAACAAGAACAGCCAATAATGCTGCTAATCCTAATTCTACATAAGTTTTCATTCTATATACATTAAATGATATTTTTTTAGGAACATTCACTAAAAAATTATCTCTTTTCTTTATAAGTATGTCAGCTCTTGGTTTTTCATTTATAGATAATAATGAATCAAAAAATATAGAACAATCAACAACAAAGAAACATTGTCGTACACTCAGAAAAAGGCACAAAAAAAAATCATCTAAAATTGACAATTTGCTAAACAGTTTATCAGTAACTCAACCACAAGTGAAAGAAGGATTGTACGGTGGTGACAGAGATGTTCCATCTCACAGAGAATGTGATGATGGCAGCGATGATGATTGTGACCTGGCAAATTTCAATCCTTTAACGCCTCCAACAAGCAATATGTCAAAAAATTCTTATAGTACTCAATACCAAGAAGAACCGTCGCAGAGAAAAACCTCGGCTGATACCGAGGAAGACGAAGGTGATCCCGTAAATGTAGAAAGTTTTGCTCAATTGGGCGAGGTTACACCAGATAATTATTATAAACAATATGTACCATATTATACCCAACTACAGGGTTCGCAAGAAGAGGTACATACTAATAAAGATGTATTAATGACAAAACTAAATTATATGATTCATTTATTGGAAGAACAACAAGATGAAAAAACGGACAATGTTACAGAGGAGTTAGTTTTGTATCTATTTTTAGGCGTTTTTGTAATTTTTGTTGTAGATTCTTTTGCAAGAGTAGGAAAATACAAAAGATAATTTATTTGGATAAAGATTTTAATTTATTAATATTTTCTTTATCTGATGGTATGCAATCTAATTGCGATTTTTTGCTGGAAAATTTTACATTAGGTCTAAAGGGTTTTGATTTTTCTCTTTCAACTATTTTTCGCAAAAAATTATTTCGCGACATAGCTTTTCGAGCTTCATTTAGAAGTTTTCTATTCATCTCTAAATAAAGAAAGTATTAATTAATTAAAAATACGTCTGATGAAAAAAATGGTCTGTAAGCAAAGTTATACAAAAAATATGCCATTGGGCACTTCCACAAGACAGGTGTTATTTTGAGTAAATGATTAATAATATCATTATTATTAGATATATTTTCCATTATCAAAATATCAACTGGATATTCATGGTTGATTAAAACCATAGTATTACGAAAAGATTTAATAAATATATCATAATAACCCATTTTATAATAAGAAGCAATGCATTCAATGCTTTGTTTTCCTTTATAACTAGTAAAAGGCGTTCTATAAATATATACCCCCACAGGCATTTGACCTTCCATAATTAAACAAATAAATAATAACTTTTTTGATACTAAATGTTTAATATGTGATTGTTCTGGTGTAATACAACATTTGAAATTATTTTTAATCTCTCCAAAGAAGTGTGAAAATAGTGAAAAATTAGCATCATTTATTAGGTGACAAACGATATTATTAGGTAATTCTAAATTGGGATGTTTTAAATATTTTAATGGGAAAACATGCGCATTATACACAGTTAGCGGTACAATAAAATTAATAATACCTTCTCTTTTAAATAGAAAAACCGGTCCTGCACCATCTTTTCTCGCGTTGTAATAATGAGAATAAATAATTTTTTGCGCTAATCCTTTTTTTCTGTCATCTTTATGAACACACAAAAAGTCAACATAATCCACCTTAACTTCGTTATTATTTAAAATGGCATTTAAAGGTCTAGTAGTCATGGCAGAAACTATTTTTGTAGCAGTATTATCAGATAAATATCCTTTGTTTGGTGTAGGTAATAGTTCAAATTGGAGAGAAAGATGAGAAATTCTATTATGTGCATTAAAATAATCCAGAACTGCAAAATTTGGTGGATTATATTTTTCTTTTTTATTATTTAAGAAATGTGATTTTATAAAAGTATAGAACAGTGCTTTTTTTTCAGTTGACACATCTTTAAATTTTTTAGTTAATACTTTCCCATTATAAAATTTTGTTTTTGGTGGTTGTCCATGTTCAATAATACCACAAGGCCAAATCCAATAAAATAAATTATATAAGTGAAAAACTGGTTGCACAGACCAAAAACGAAAACGAAGTTTTATAAATGCAAAAATCAGTAAATAAATAACAGCAATTGATAATAATATGTATAAAATCATACATAGTATTATTAATAATTTTTGGTTATTATGACTAATAACAACTTATTCAGGTTTGTATAAAACATATAAATATTGATATTCGTATTGTACAGGTACCAAGTCTATTTTTCCTTTTAAAATAAACCCTAACTCTTTGGCAATAGATAAAATATATCGTTGTGTGGGCATATACATTTTATGTATATTCTGGCGTATATGTTTTGTTTTATCATCTTTGAAAATTTCTTCGAATGTTGCTATATCTTTATCTAATTTAAAATCTCCTCTATATTGGAAATCTTTGAATTTAATTAGAGAATTGGTAATACGTTTCTTTGCATATTTTTGCGCAGAGACAACTTGCAATGGGTCGGCTGAATTTAATATAGGATCAAATTTATTTCTGTTAACAAGATGTAGTACTAAATATCCTCCTGGTTTTAACCAATCATAACAGTTTGTCAAAAATTGTTTTTTATTTTTAATATAGTAAATTGTAAAATATAGGCAAAGAACATGTGTAAAGCTATCCGCTGGATACAACATAAATTCTAAAGCGCTACCTTGTTTGAATTTTAAATTAGGATAATTTTTATTAGCTTGACCAACCATTCCTGGTGAAAGGTCCAATCCAACAGTTGGATAACCTTGGTCATTTAATGCGGCTACATGTTGTCCTGTACCCGAACCTATGTCGAGAATAAGGCTTTGTTGTGTTGGATGGGTTGTATTTATAATTTCCCCTACTTCGTATTCATTTTTAACTTTGTCAAACACTAAATCATTATAAATAGAAGCGTAAAAGTCATCGTATAAATCTGGACCTTGTTTTATTTCAAATTTTCGCTGTTGCACAAATCCTTCTCGTTTAGGTTTATTGTTGTTAGCGATCACACAAGCAAGTAATATAATTAAAGTTATTACCGCCATTTTACACCATAATGAACAATTGTTAAATTTTTTGAACAGTTGTCTTATATTTTTAACTAATGTGCGGAGCATTATATTATATGTATTATTAGTATATTTTTTATATTTTCTGTATTATAATGAATATAGTTGATGAAATTTCAGATAAAAGAGCAATTAAAGAATTCAAAGGAATAACATTTTCTAAGTATAAAAAATCAGATGCCAAAAAAGAATTACTAAAGTCTCTTGGAGAAGGTAAAATAGAACCAGCTTGTTATTGGAGTGGTGAATTTATTTGCGCAGGACATTATGCAGATATATGGGAAAGTATATTGGAATTTGTAGGAAAGAATATACATTTAGGAAATCCTAAATTACCAATATATATTCAGTCACGATATACTATTTTTAAAAATATTGTAATTGGTGGGTATATAGATAATGAATTAATGATGCGAAATAATCCAAAAATACGGCAATTATTCGCAGAAATAATTTCCATATTATGTCAATCAAGAAAAAAACATCCCTTTTCTAAAGTAAAGTTTGATAAAGCAGATTTCAATATGGCCAATTTATCAGAGAAATTAAAGGCACCCAATATTTCCTATGCAAATCAAATATTTATGAAAGAAGATCAAAATATATTTTTTGTAGCCATTAACGAATTAGGATATCATCTATCAAAAGATAATTATAATGGCCCTGTAGCATGCTATTGGGTAGAATGGTTATTAGAATATGAAAATTTAATGAAGAAACGAAAACAAAATGTCACCTGTGGAAGAAGGAGCTATGTCCCTGTTAATAGCAAAGATCAAATGGATATTGTTTGGATGGTTTGGGACATACTACTATACGAAGCTAAAAATAAGAGCTCTGGGCACGTCAAGATCGCGCGAGCGTTATTAGATATTTTTTGCATACGGTGGAGTAGCGGAATAAAAAAACGAAGGAGATGGTTAATCTATTTTGCAATATCACTTATTACTGATAAGTTTAATGCTAGTACTCCTTTATTTACAAATAAAGATCAAATTTCACAAATAAAAGATAAAATCAATATTATTTACAAACAAATTAAAAAAAACGAAGTAAAACCTGCGACTGATTATTTGTTTAATAATTCATTTACAAACAATACTAAGAATTTAGAAAATACAATAGCAAAGTTAGATAAAATGAGTCAATTAGGTTATATACCAAGAAATACATAAGTTAAATCTCTTAATATTATATTGATGAGTGAATACAAGCCAGATTAATAACATATATTCTCATTAATAATTAATCGTGTTTAATATTATTAAAATTTATTACTTAAAATATTTAATTTATTATCATACATAATGAGTTCTGAAAATCAAGTCGTACCAGATACTACACAAGAAACAACATCCGTGGCACCCCAAGAGCAAGTTAAGTTAGTGAATGCAACAATTAGTGATCAACATATAGCACTTAATGTATTAGTAGGATTTATTGGTGTTGCGCAAAGACGCGGGACATTTGCGTTAGATGAGTCAGCTAAAATTTACGAATGTATTAAAATGTTTCAAGGTACGGGTGCCTCCAACTAGGCCATAGTCTAGAATATAATTTTGTTCTTGTATCAATTGTCCAAACAGAATTGACAGTCCAATATAAAATTGTTAATCTAAAACCATTACTTGATTCTCTTATGGTAGATACAGGTATTAATTTATCTGCCACTTGTTGAGAAATTTGTAATGTTTGGTCATCATTTACTTTTCCTATAGGACACCCAGATAGATCTAAATGTTTAGCTAATTCTATATACATATTTGGTCGTCTCGTTATTAATTCTTCGTGGAGTTCGTTATAATAATGCTTCTTTTTCCATCTACATAATTTATAATAAAGTCGCAATGGTTTCACTATAAATAGTTTCTTTTTCGCATCAATAATAGAAATCAATTCCTTATCTAAAAAATAAGATTTAGGACCTGCATAAGTCCAGATGTTCCACAATATATCTTCGGGTAATCTCATTTATATAAATTATATCATATATATTTATATAGATGTCCTTTGGATTAATTTGGCGTTTATATAAGCATAAAAATGAAAAAAAACGAGAAAACGTAGACGAAAGCTAAAACGCAAGAGGACTCGGCGTAGATAATTTTATTTTACTAGTATAAATGGATATATGTAGAATGTCAATTTATCTTGCTTATGCCATGGCGGTTTATTGTGTAGCTTCATTGTATTATATAATTAGAACTCGTTCCGTAGGTACACCCTTTAGAGATTCATTGACACCTAAACAAATTAAGATTAAAAAAGAATCAGCCAATGTTCGTCGTAACATATTTTATCAAGGTATCGTAGGGTCAGCAGTGCTCTTATTTTTCTTCCAACCTTTTAAAAAATGCATTTAAATTGAATAGAATTATTATTTAATTTAAATAAACCTTAAAATGCCCTGTCAACTTCCGAAGAATTTATATAATGTCGTGCCTAGAATTTGTGTATATCGCAATGTTTATGATAGACATAACAAATTTATAGGGACTTATACCGGCTATTCTTCTCGCCCAACGGCAACATCAGATGGACACATACAAATTAGTACACCAGAAGGTTCTCTATGGATTAGAGGCGAGGGTATATATTTAGAAGGTATGGGAATCAAATTAGTAACGGAAATAATAGTAAATTAAATTTTAAATTCTACAAAGTCAATCGAATAATTTTTATTTTTATGAATAATCAGATCGCTGCGATATCGAAATGGATTTATATTTTTCTTTAAATTAGGACTATTATATTTGTCCCATATATCATTAGAAAATTTTTTAAATTCTTTTTTGTTTTTTCTGGTGAGATTTTTTTTTATTTTCTTTCTTTTCCACAATGTTTTCTTTTTAACCAATCGTTTATAAAACCAATTCTTCAAATTTTCTTCAGGAGTGTCAAGATATATAGAATAATCGATGTAATCACTTAATAATAATCGCTTACATAAATTTTCTGATAAGTTATTACAAGTTGGTTTTAATAAATTAATACCTTCAATAATAAGTATATTTAAATTAGCAGGTAAATGGTTTTTTGCAGACTGGATGTCTGATAAATTCTGAGAATAATATGGAAAAGAAACCGCCTTATTTTTTTTAATATTTTTTAATGTTTTAAATAATAATCGCCAGTTATAACTCTCAGTAAAACCTTTTTTATCAAATATTTTTTTATGTTGTAAAATTTTATTTGAATATAAAAAATTATCTGTACTTATCATACCTACATTCAATTCTGGGTTAAAACATTTTAATGTATGGTATAATTCGTCGGCCAACTTGCTTTTTCCCGAGCTAACACTACCATTTATTCCAATTATATATGGTGAGCGTTTTTTAGTGAATAAAGATTCATTATTTATATTTTCAGTATAAAAAAGTTGTAGTAATTTAGCTAACTGAGTAATAAATAAGGAGTATTTTTTGCATTTTGTAATGTGTTCATTTGATTTATATAAAGTTTTTTTGAAATTAATCGAAAGAAAATTTTTTTTATTGACCTTTACAAAATTCATATTATAATTTAATAATATTTTATTATAGAATTATAAAAATGGAAAATTTTATAGAAAATTGTTATTGTTGGATTCGACAAAAAGATATTTCGCAAAATAAAATTTCTAAGGAAGAGATTTTAG